TCCAGTGATGATGTAGATGCTATAGTATCCGAGGCAAAAAAGATAAATGATTCAATACAAATAATTAATGGATTACAATCTATAACTCAAGATTCAAAAACAGCATACAATACCCGAATTGTTCAAGCGACATCCAGTAATGCTGTAGATGCAATAGTATCCCTGGCAATAAAGGTAAATGATTCAATACCAATAATTAATGGATTACAATCTATAACTCAAGAAGAAAAAAATGTATACAATATCCGAATTAATACAGCGGATTCAAGTGATGATATAGATGCTATAGTATTAGAGGCAATAAAGACAAATGGAACCACAAAAATTGATAGTTTGAAATTAATTAACGCACCTTCAAAAACAGCATACAAAACCCAAATTGATACAGCGGATTCAAGTGATGATATAGATGCTATAGTATCCCAGGCAACCAATTTAAATGAAGCAAAAGACGCTATAATAATGGAACTTCAATGGTTAACTGCGCTTTCGCCTAGAGACAAAACAACTTACCGTGATGCAGTCATTAATGCTAATGACTCGGGATCATTAGAATCAATAAGTAATGATGCAAATGCTGCAAATGCTGCAAGTAATACAAATGCAAGAGCTAGTGGATTTATGCAAAGACAAGAAAAATATCGTTCTAAACCTGATAAAGCGACAGAACTGTTAGTATTAAGGACACAACTAGCAGGTTATAATGATGAACTAAAAAGATTACAAACACATACTACTAGAATGATATCTCCATATACACCCAAGAAAATTCAAGAAATCAAAACAAAAATACGCCAATTAAATACACAAATAGCACAAGTGAATAATACCGGAGGTAGCTCTCTCAAAACCATAAAACATAGAAAACAAATAAAAAATCTAAAACATACCAATAAACACACTAAACTCCCCAATCTTCGTAAAACTCGTAGAAATACTAAAAGACCTAAATATATAAAGAAAAATGTCACAAAACGTCGCCGATAAACAACTCCAAAAAATGATTTTTATAATGAATGCACTTAACGACGGGTGGTCTGTAAAAAAATCCCAAGACAAGTATATTTTTTCCAAAAAACATGAAAACAAAGTAGAAGTTTTCCAAGAAGAATATTTAGCGACCTTTATTTTGCAAAATATGAGACTATCCGTCGCAAGTCCATGATAACCCCATACCCCAAATAATTGATATATCTTCACATCAATTATTTGCAATCATCTATACATCCCGTATATAATATCAATTTGATAATAAGTCCCATTATGTGTACACCACAATGCATATATGTAGCCATTTGTATATCGTTTTTATTCTGGCATTTCCAACTATAATAATACAACAATCCCACTATACCCAAAAGCGCAATCAACTTATTGATATTTTGCGAGTTTCGCGCTCTATATAATTCATATACAATTCCACTATTGACAGCAATCATATCCATAGTTCGCCTGTAATCATATCGCGGGTTGTACCAATACACTGTAGATGTTATATACAATATTCCATTCATAATACCAAAATCGTAATGTTTTCTATAAAAAGCAACCGACCCAGATATAATGAACAAATGCGATATTCTAAATAATATACTGGAATATTCCGGTGGAATAACCAAATCATGCGAAAAATCCCCATTTACATAATTATTTATTTTAGATTTATGCATTTATGTATTTATGTATTTATACATTACCTTCCGGTAGAACCAAACCCGCAAGCACCACGCACGGTTTCAGTATGGTTATCTACTATAGCTACTTCCGCGAATTGTTCAAATCGCGTTAAAATCATTTGAGCAATTTTATCTCCCTGTTGAATGCGATATTCTTTGTCCAATGAATTATTTATAAAACATACGAAAATCTCGCCACGATAATCGCTATCCACTACCCCCGCCCCAATATCAATATTATGCTTTACCGACAAACCAGACCGGGGTGCAATACGTAAATAATATTTTTCTGGACTCTCGTCCAAGAAACCTTCTTGTGTTTGCCAACTAACCGAAATACCTGTGCTAACTAGTTTCCTAGTTTGAGGCGGAACCACATAATCTACCGCTGAAAACAAGTCCATTCCAGCAGCGGCTTCTGACCCATATTGAGGTATTTGAGCATTGTCTGATAACTTTTTGATATTTAGACGCATTGTTAGTTATATAAATTGGGATAGTGCATATATTTATATAGTTTATTATATATAATAAAATGACAAAAACATGTAGAATAAAATGTAAACATAAAAACAAATATATATATAAAACTCACCGAAACAAAGGTGGAGATGATAGTCTTTATCGTTCACCTGGTCTTGAAAATGGGGGTATCCATACCCAATTTGACACCGATATTCGTAAAGCGAGCGATGAAGAAATAAAAGGTGCAATCGGTTATGGTTTCGGTATTGGTATAGATGGTATAGATGGTATAGATGGTATAGATGGCACTTTATCTACTGAACCGGAACATATTACAACTATTAAAAATGATATTGATAAAAAATTAAAAACAGAACTTGCTGCACAAGCTAATACCACAATGCTGAAGGATGACCTACTAATATTTGAAAAACGAACATTAACCAAATTATTGCTTAAAAAATTAAAAGAAATAATTGAAGAAAAAAAAAAGGAATTAAATGCGAAAAAAGAAGCAGTAGGTGTATATAATGTTGTAAAAAAAGAATTGTATGAACTACATGAGAACCCCGAAAACATTCAATCTGATTCTCAAAATGGAGAAGCAGCATCTTCTTTGTCTGTGGTAGAAACACCAAAAACATCTATTGTCAAACAAAAACCATCTAGTAAGAGCTTATCGCCAAAATTACTTACTTGGTTTACTAAACAAACAACAACTTTAGAAAGTAAACCCGAAAAACAATCGGAACTAGATGATAATTACTCTGAGTATAATTCAAAACAAGATAAACTCAAATTACTTACTGCTAAACAAAAAGCATTTGAAGATAGTTCGCGACAATATTTTTTAGAAATAAATGAAAGAATAGACAAATTGACTGACCAAGAAAATTATATTATTACCCAATTGAAAAAAGCTCCTAAAAAATTGAAAGAATCAATTTTAATTGCTACTGCCCAAAACCAAACTAAAATAATATCAGATAATTATCGTAAAGATGGATTTTTTACGAGCGACGAAACATTTGAATCCGGTGTAGCACTGGTGTCCCCCGCATCTGCGTTAGTCGGATTAATTGGATTAACGGCAGGTATTATAATTACAGGGGTTACGGTCACTACAGCAGTAGCAACAATTGTGCATACAGGTGGTATTGCTCTTATTGGATTATCTGCATTTATAGGGACAGTAATATATTCTTCAATAGAAATAGATGACTTCATGAATCATATATATTCATTGCAATCTAGTATAGCAAAATCGTTTAATCGTATGCGATTACATTTTGAGATTTTAAATAAATTATTAAAAGAGAACTCAATAAATTATAGAATATTTTGTGAATATGTTGATGATACAAAATCCAATGAAGAATCAGCATGTGATGAATTGATTGAGTTTTTATCCATTTCTATGTATTTTTATCAAGTATTTTTTATGTATATGAACAATAATGTTGCAAATGCAATTACAAAAAAAAATGATTTAGCTAGACAAGAAATTAGCGATGAAATTAAATTAGATAATCAAGAATATCTAAACCAAGGAATTGAAGAACATGTAGTAAAAAAACTGACTGGTATTATAAAAATCCGAAAACAAAGTATAACTGAAAAAACTCAAGGTATTCTTGCAAAAATCGGCAAAGGTCTTACCACTACTGCTAAATATACATATAGAGGCCTTTCTATAAAAACTATTAAAAAAAACTTGAATATTGTTTTAGATATACTTAAAATGGCATATACTAATTTATTAAGCAAATATACTGAAGATTATGCAATTGCATTGATGTATTTACAACAACATAATATTAGTGTTGCAGATATTGATAAACTATTTTTTATAAATACATACGAACAATTATATGAAACTGAACGACCATTTAATGTAGAAGAGATAACAAGTAATACACTTACCAGTTTAGAAGACACCTTATTAACTAAAATAATTAGCAGTAGTTTAGATAATCCTAATGCTGCTACTGGTTCTATTACAGCTGCCCCAGTGCCAGTTTCAGTTTCAGCATCGGTGCCAACAAGTGCGCCGACTGACAAGAGTTTATCTGCCCCAATACCTGCATTAAAATCCGAAACACCAAAATCTCGCGGATTTTTTGCATACTTATTTGGATTATCTGGTGGTGGATTATCTGGTCTACAAAGAAATTATAAAAATACATCTTTTGCAAAAAACGCAAGCCGGGTAGAATCAATGTATAAACAAAAAACGCAAAAAAATAATGGTAAACTTTTACAATTGAAAAATGATTTTTCAAAAATTAAAAAATTATATGGAAGGGTGGTATTCCAAAGGTCTAAATCTAAAAAAATAAAACCAACAAATAAACCCCGAACTAAAACCCGAACTAAAAGGTATTGTAATAATTATAGAAATAGATGATTATTTATACACCTATGATAAAACTTGCGTAAAATATCATCATGTTGGAAGATGCAAAAAACGGGTATCTTATCAATTACACCGACTTGAAATAAAAGAATGGACTAGTAGGCTAGATTGTCTAAAAAATCAAATAAATTATTGGCTCACTAATACAGACAAAACTATAGAAGTTATACTATTATATTATGACGGTATGGAGTAAAATTGTTATGATTTCAATTATATAAACGCATTTTCCTAAATAAGTATTTGAAAGTTATTTAGCAATTCATGAAAATATAATTATTTAGCAATTTTCAGAAATTATTTTCTTTATTTAGTATATATCCGAACTAAATTATGGGCGGAGCACTAATGCAACTAGTCGCCTACGGCGCACAAGACGTTTTCCTTACTGGAACCCCTGAGATTACCTTCTGGAAGGTATCATACCGCAGACACACCAACTTCTCTCTTGAGAGTATTGAGCAAACTTTCTCTGGTCAAGCCGATTTCGGTCGCCGTGTTACATGCACCATCTCCCGTAATGGAGATCTTGCCTACCGCACATACCTCCAGGTCACTCTCCCAGAGATTAACCAATCAATGGCTCCTTCCGGAGCTGCTGGTGTGTATGCCCGCTGGTTAGACTTCATTGGTGAGCAACTCGTTGCTCAAGTTGAGGTTGAGATTGGTGGTCAAAGAATTGACCGTCAATTCGGCGACTGGATGCACATCTGGAACCAACTTACAATGACCTCTGAGCAAAAGAAGGGATACTTCAAGATGATTGGCCAGACCACCCAACTGACCTACATAACTGACCCTTCATTCGCCAATGTCTCTGGACCTTGCGCTGCCAACGGTGGTCCTTCCCAAGTGTGTGCTCCTCGCAATGCCCTGCCTGAGACCACTCTCTACATTCCTCTTCTTTTCTGGTTCAACCGCAACCCCGGCCTTGCTCTCCCCTTGATTGCCCTCCAATACCACGAAGTCAAGATCAACATTGATTTCCGCCCCATTGGTGAGTGCCTCTGGGCTGTCAAGACTCTTGGAGTTGCAACTGGAACCCAATCTGTCCCAACTGCTTACCAATCCTCGTTGGTTGCTGCCTCTCTCTACGTTGACTATGTCTTCCTTGACACTGATGAACGCCGCAAGATGGCACAAAATCCCCACGAGTATTTGATTGAGCAACTCCAATTCACTGGTGATGAGTCGGTCGGTTCTTCCAGCAACAAGATCAAGTTGAACTTCAACCACCCCGTCAAGGAACTCATCTGGGTTGTTCAACCCGATGCTAACGTTGACTACTGCTCATCTTTGGAGGGTTCTTCTACCCTCTTCAAGACTCTTGGTGCTCAACCCTTCAACTACACTGATGCCATTGATGCTCTCCCCAACGCCATCCACGCTTTCGGTGGCCCTGCCGAGACCTCTGGCTCAAATGCCTTCATCACCACATCTGGTCTTTTCCAGATGGCAGGTGCAGTTGATGCTGCCTCTGCTGGTGCTACTGCTGCCTGGGGAAGTGATTTCACCCAAGAGGGTGGAGTTTCTGGCTCGTCCGGTCTCTCTGATGCCGGAACATTCGTGCTTGCTGAGACTGCCCTTGACATGCACTGCTGGGGTGAGAACCCCGTTGTCACTGCCAAGTTGCAGCTCAACGGCCAAGACCGCTTCTCTGAGCGTGAGGGTTCTTACTTTGATGTCGTCCAACCCTACCAACACCACACCCGCAACCCCGACACTGGTATCAACGTGTATTCCTTCGCCCTGCGCCCTGAGGAGCACCAACCATCGGGAACCTGCAACTTCTCCAGAATTGACAATGCTACTCTCCAGCTTGTCCTCTCTGCTGCCACTGTTTCGGGAACCAACACTGCTAAGGTCCGCGTCTATGCGGTCAATTACAACGTTTTACGCGTCATGTCAGGAATGGCTGGGGTAGCTTTTTCAAACTAATTTTAGTATTAGGTTTGGGAGAGCATGCTCAGAAAAACGACCCGCCACAAACAAACAGGCACTGTTTGTGGAAACTTCGGTTAGACCCCTGTATTATGGTCAGTTGTTAGTAAGGATAAAAGTCCTTGCAAGATTACTTGTTGTTCGGGAAACCCCTTAGAGCCTCAACTACTAAGTCTGTGCTGGAAACACACAGATGGCCGAGAATAGAACTCGGGTATAGTAATAATGTTGAGGATTGGGCAATCCGCATGGTTATAACCTAAAGACGCTTTTGAAATAAATAATATTAATATGCTAGTCTATGGTTAGCCGTCAGAGACTGAACGGTAATCGCTCGTTAATGAAGGTCTAAGCAACCTGAGACGGGTTAAGATACAGTCCATCCCCCTAGGGAAACTTAGGGGTAGTCGAGAGCCTATTCCAATTAAACACATTTATATTCGGTATTGTATTGCATTTCATTATATAAACAAATATATTATCATTTGTTCTATAAAAAATAATCATCCATTATTTTTTATAAAAAATTATAAAAATTATCACTAGAAAATTGATTTATATAGTTTTACATATATAATTATTATTGATTGTGTTATTTTATTTTGATTGCATAATGGATTATACAGATTCATTGGTAAAAACATGTTCAGTGTGTAATAAATCCCAAAATATTGACCAATATATTGGCGAAAAAGGTAATACAACTAAAATGTGTTATACGTGCAGAACAAAATGTAAAATGTATGACAAAAATCGCAATAAAGAAGAACGAAATGCGAAAGCTCGTATTGCCGAAGCAAAAGATGAGCGCAAACAAAAGAAAAAAGAATGGACTGTAAATGTAAGATACAAATCAAAACAATATCATTATACTATTTATAAAACACACGCAGATGAACGTAAATTATGCTTTGACTTGAGCACTGACCAATATTTGGATATCATATCGCAAAATTGCAATTATTGTAATGGTATGAATGAAGTCGGATTCAATGGAGTTGATAGAAAAAACAATGTAATCGGTTATACACTAGAAAATAGCGTATCGTGTTGTTCTGTATGCAATTTTATGAAAAAAACCACCCATAGTGATATATATATAAAACGAGCAATACATATTGCACATTATGTAAGAGAACGTATTCAATCATATCCAGAATTATTTACAGACCATATTGAGGTCCATTATTGTGCATATAACAAACGGTCTATAGAACGGTATGGAATAGAAATAAATCGGCAGTTTTATAACACACTTGTTTTACAACCATGCTATTTATGCGGAAAAGAACCTACCCAAAGGCATAAAAATGGGATAGACCGTTTTGATAATTGTATTGGATATGTAGAAAATAATTGCCGCTCTTGTTGTGGAGACTGTAATATGATGAAACGTGATTATTCGTATGAATTGCTTATACAACAATGTAATAATATAGCTAAAATCCACAATATTTTCAATAAATAATAGTGTTTATTATTTATTAGGTAGGTATAAAAACTAAATATTTATTTTTGTTGTTAGCGATGCATTGTAAATCTCTATAGCTTCTTCTCTACCCTTGAACTCGCCCACAACTACCCGCTTTTTCTCCAAATCTTTGTAATGCATAAAAAAATACCGGATTTTCTCCAAAGTCATTTTAGGCAAATCGGATATATCATTGATATGCACATAAGTCGGATCTACTTTGGTAGAAGGACACATGATCAATTTAGGGTCAACACCAGCATCATCTTCGGTTTCCAAATATCCGATTATTTTACAATCAATATAGCACCCTGGCACCAATTCATCGTCCATAATAATAACCGCATCAATTGGGTCGCCATCCAAACTCAATGTATTTGGAATGAATCCATAATTAAACTCATATTTGAATGGAGTATGCAATATTCTATCGCACACCAACGCCCGTTTTTCCTTGTCATATTCATATTTGATATGAGAACCTTTAGCAATTTCTATAAAAACATTTACGGATTCCATAGACATATTTGTATATATACACAATATCCTCCAATATGTTTATGTTATTTAGGAATAATCATTACACCGACCGAAAAGAAAAATGAGACAAAAACATATTACACCTTTGGACAAATCTCAAAAACATTTTTACGTATGAATCTATATAAAAAATGCATCCTAGAGTATCCATAAAACAAAAATGACATCTATTGCAACTATTTCAACTAATACTCAAAACGATTTATTGATGCGAAATCTAATGGAGTTCTATAGCAACAAAGAGAACATACACAAAATGATGAATATTATCAATGGTGAATCCAAAATATCGCTTCGTATTGTAGATTGGTTTGTCACCAATTACGCCAAAAAATACTATACGATATATGATTTGCCGATACAGCGCGTTAGTGGACAAGTTGATATTGCCAGGTTCAAGGTATATACTGATTACAAACTCAAATTGAAAGCATATTCCAAAAAACGATTTGACCCATTTTGTAGATGGGAACGTATTTCTATTCCATATGACGAGGAAAAATATATGGAAACTACGATTGGACAACTCAATTTTTTCAAATGGGCAATAGAGAACAAAATCATAGATTATATAAAGGCGAATTATGAAGAAATAGAAAATGATATGAACGCGCGCAATAGCACATCCAAACGCAAGTTCTCATTGGATAATAAAGATATAGCAACTACTAATACCAATACATCTAACGATAAAACGCGCAAAAAGCGCGAAGAATTGTCCGTTTCTGCCTGCAAATGTATTAAAAAAGAAAGTGTAAAGATTATTGTAAAGTTCAATTAGTATATACAAACTAATATACAAACTAATATAAAAATAACAGCAATACAAAATATTATATGACAAGTATACCAAAAACAACCTTAATAACCGAAGATTTGTGGTGGCCTTTTGGCGCACATCTATTGCATGTTAAATGGGCATATATTCAGGCCATTAAAAATGGGTATGCATTTTATTATAAAAAAAATGGGAGCCGAGTATTTTTCCGAGGTAATACAATTCATCATTATTATGAAGACATATCAACTATTGAAGAAAATGCCATAGACCAAACCAATGTTGTAAAATATGAATACAATAAGGGACATTTAGAAGAACGTTATGCATACAAACCGGAAGAATATGCAACAGTAGAAGAGTTCCATCAATATCTATTGCACAAAATATACAAACCTAATGCATATATTCGCGGCATATTGGAGAACAATGCTCTATATCGCAAAATAAAAGACGAAAATCTGCAATATATTGGTATGCATATTCGGTTGAGTGATAAAGTAGGGGGGCCATCAATGGAAACGAATTATATTGATATGAAATTATACGCAGATAAATGCATTGAATTGTGTAATACACATTCCATCAAGCATATTATATTGTGCTGTGATACAAATGAGGCGGTGGATTATATAACCAATTATATTCAATCAGTCAATAATGCAAGAAGAGCTCTGAGTTCAGAGAACGAAGAGTTGTCGCACATTTTAAGTAGAAAAGCGAATGAAAATGATATAACCATTTTGTATAACACAGATGAGACCCGGTGCCCAAATGATTTCCGCGAGTCTGCTGTATGGAGAATACAGAGTGGATATATGAGTAATGAAGAATTAGAGCGCGAATATTTCGCCGGGTTTTTCAATTTTGAGTATTTACTCAATGCGTATGCAGTTGTTGGTAATTGGGACAGTTGTTTTATATTAACCGCGGTAGAATATCGCAGAAACCCGTTGGATTATAATATAAATACTGCAAATCCGCCCCGGTGGGGAATCCAAAATAGGTGCGGGTATTAGCACATGGATTATATGGTATGTTGCTATTCATATGGATTTTGTATCCATATGAATGTAATTAATTAAATAGCGGGCGTTGGTTGGGTTGGACAGTTAAGTTTGACGGAATCAATAGCGGTATTTTAGTGCAAACATTGAGAGACGGCAACTCCTTTATTTTAGCTTCTATAGGTTCCTGTGGTGATGCCAAATTAGTGGAACCGATGCCAAATAACATTGATTCTATATCACAAGAATTGACAGATAATTGCGTCCTGGAAACATTTCCAGCCAATAAACCATTTCCGGGTAAATTGGTTTGAGGCGGAGGACCGCGATATTCGGCAATACACCATGTGGCATTTCTGTCATATGTAAATTGTTCTAAATCATAATTTCCGGGGGTGTTTTTAGTTCTGGTAGAAGTCATACTATAGCATATACAGTTATTTTTTTTGCAGTTTTTGTTTTAATAGAATATAAAAAGGATGATGTTCGTCAAATTGTGCATTCAATACCATGTATTCGCGAAATACTGGATAAAAGTATCGCAAATAATCATATGAAAATAAAATAGCTAAACCCACTTCCAAATCTTCCGTCATCATTTCAACTGCCGCCAATTTATACAATTCTACAAATAGTGATTGTTGACGTGTATTGTGCCATATGAAATCCAGTGCATATGTCATATTTTCTATATCGTATGTCATTTCGTGGCAAGATTCCGGGTCAGTTCCTTCGGGATAATCCCCGGTTGGAAAAGTATCAGGATATCGCAAAAAACACAATTCTTGCAATGCATTGCGATATTCCACATTATTACTATAAATGGGTGTTATAACATTGAAATTAATTGGTATATTGTAATAAGGATGGTCTTTAGGCAGAGTTTTATCGCCGACCGGGTCATCTATATCATTATTGGTAATGCCGGGTGATTGTAATATGGTTTGTTTATCGGATGTATTAGTAAAGTCGGCCATGTTTCCTAAATAAAATATAAATGACAGTTATATTTATGTCATTTATATGAAATACTCTATATAACCGTATTGCACTGGATATTTCGTATCAGTTTATTTATTGTATGACAAATTACGAGCATTTGTTCCGCCTCGGACCCATCCATCCATGGCAACTTCCTCCACCGTGTAAGCTGGGTTGGCTACACGCTCATTCATATTATAATCAGTGAGTTGCAATGAGTATGGCATAAACGACTGTTCCATAATAGTAGAAGTGCTTTTCTTGTGGTCAATTATTTCACCCTGTTGTAATTGGGATTCAATATCAGCATTTCCAGCACCTCTTCCTAAATAAGGGACAGTTATAAACAATCTTTGCATTAACTGAACCTTTTCTATTGAGCGTTCTTGTTCAGATTGGTTTAGTAATAGAGATTCATAATCAACGACGCCACCACCGACTCCACTTCCGCCATTTACTCCATTGTAAGTAATAGATGGTTGCATAGTAGCAAACAATACATGGTTATCTGATTTGGAAGACGAAAAATAGTTGGATAGATTATAGTTAGCAATACGAGTATTGTAGAGAGTCTGTTGGGTTTTATCAGTAACATCGGTTCCAATTCGGCCCATATTGTTAAACAAATAGCTATTTACACTGGACATTTTCTTGTATAGTATACTATTACACAAGAAAATCATATATATTATTTATTGGTTTATTTACTGGTTTATATATTTAGATGCATTATTTCTGGCACAAGCAAACAGATTGCCTTCTTTGCACGAAATCATACTACCATAACAAAAGTCGGCAAACCCGGCTTGGTCATTTGGTATAGTTGTGCTAGCAGTAGAATAAAATGGTCGTAAAGATTGTTCCAAAACAAATTGTTCTCCTAAATCTCGGAAAAGTTTATCAGCAATATTTGGTTGCCCCGGGTTCAATTTTTGAACCATAAGTTTAGCGTCTTCCAATATAGTATCACTTATTTCAGGGTTAGAAATCGGAGGTGCGGGTTTTTTATTGGGGTTATAATCATAGTCAGTCATGAGAACATTGCTAAATATGTTATCCGGAGTCGGTTTATCAAATACTTCTGGTGATGTGGATATATTCATATCATTTAACATATCTAAAGCGGGGTTCCCAAAACCTTCTAAATCTTTATCATTATTGTCAGTTTTTGTATGATGACCGTAAATCAAATAAATCGCAAAAAGTGTTATACCAGATACGATAAAAATACGGACACTTCTTGTTAAAATAAAACCGATTATAGCCAATGCTAAAACCAATCTAGATATAGCATTTAGTTTTTGAGCATATGACATATTTTCTGTTGGAAAAAACTCAAATACATAGTTCGTATTCAAAATAACATTGGGATTTTCACTCCAAAATGGAACCTTTGATTTAGTTTTAGTTGTTGCGGAAGCGTCATTTTTTACAGGTATATCGGAGTTATCCGCTGAATGTGTGTTTTGTTCATAGTCTGACATTATATATATTGTGTTCTATATATTTACCACGTATTTATTTTATTGTCTGGTCGTATGGATTAAAAATCCATACGACAAGCATGATGCTAGTTGTATGGTATGTGATGCCCGTGGGCATCACACCACACAACTAGACATTATAGTTTCAGTTTTTTTTTCATACATTTTTCGTCTATATCAAATGTATTACATGGCGTATCATCTGGAACAATTTTTAAAATACATTTCGCTTTTTCACCATATAACGGTTCTGTGCATCCCTTTTCCGACTTTTTCATCATTTCTTCATGTTCTCTTTTTAGTTCCTCAATAGATTTAGCACATCTAGACCTAAAATGTTCATATCTCTCTCTAATATCTGCATATGATAACCCCGATTTTTTCCCCAACATTTTATTGACTACTTCGTGCAATTTATAGACATAAAGGGAGAACTTAGCTCGGTTCTCCATATGACACATTTTTAATGGCAATTTTTTGAAATTGTTTTTCAGGTTTTTACGGCATTTGCCACACGGTAATACATTTTGCAGGCTCAATATGAAATCGCGGTAATTACGTTTGTCATCGCATGTAGGCGATACCGGATAATTAAAACTCATTGTGTGTAATAGATGCCATGTGCTCGGCCCCCAAACAGTGGTTAGCATTCCGTCATTACTTGAATAATGTTTGCGAGTAAATACCGACGTTCTCTCTTTTTTACTAGAACGCGCATTCTTGCGTCGGGTTTTATTCATTTTTATGGAATCGTTATTATAATAACTTGATAAATTGTATTTTACCAATATTATGCTGATTTGCTAAATAAACATTTAGCCATTGTATATTATGAAAATATCTGGACGCGTAGCGTAGGAACATTGAATATTATTCGGAGATGATATCATCGTAGTATTTATATAACACTATTTTGGAGAACCCGGTTTCAATTCGGTATTTTCGGACATTTTATCTATAGTCATAATATATAAAATGTCAGGTATCATTAGTTTATTATACAATCGTTTTATTAGCAAATATTCCAGAATTATTCTTGCAGTACTATTGATTATTTTATTTTCCTATATAGGATATAACGGGTATCAAAAATATTACAAAAACGTTGCGGAGGTTAGTCAATTTTCGGATGTAGCAAACACAAACACACGAAAAAAAGATGCACAAGTTCTCTTTTTCTTCGCTGATTGGTGTCCTCATTGCAGAAAAGCTAAACCGGAATGGGAACAATTTAAAGAAGAATATGACGGAAAAGTGGTAAATGAATATGCTATTAGTTGCCAACAAATTGATTGCACAAATGACAAAGACCAACAAACCGCTACTTTAATCAAACAATATAAGATAGAATCCTATCCTACTATTATTATGCTTGTAGGTGAGAACAAGATTGATTATGACGCAAAGGTAACGAAGGATGGTCTAGAGCAATTGGTTTTATCAGGAACTGGTAAATAATGGATTATTTGCATTTATCCATAAAATTATTCCATATTTCAACACCTGTATCTAGCAATAGAGAACGTTGTTCTTGCGACGATGAAATATTTGCAAAATCGTATACTGAAACTATTATGTTCTCCAATTCAATTTCATATTTTATAGTATATTCCTTATTTTTGTTAGATGCCAAATATGCTTGCTTATACATTTTGTTCAAAATAACTGTCAAATAATCAAACAAAGATGATTCGTCATTTATGAAATGTTTATTTTCTTCATGTTTTGATATAGTAATTCCTAGCACTTCATCCGGATTTGCTCCGTTCTCCAAACATGCATATATTGGATAATTATTTGTTATACCACCATCTGTATAACATTGTCCATCCTTTAAATAAGGCATAAATATGATAGGTAGACATGCCGATGCATAAATTGCATCTACAACTTGCCACTCCGGATGCGTTTTATGCGAAATATCAATTGTTTCATACTGATGTATTTCAGTGCTAAATATATGAATATCTATTTTGGAATATTCATATAACTCTTTCATTGTAATTGTCGGTTCAAGGTCTTTGCCTTTTAACAATGGGTATAACATTTCTTCAATTATTTTTTTGCCGAAAATACCTTTTGAATCAAATGACCGGAGAACAGACCCAATATCAAACTTGAATACTCTTTGCCACGGACGTTTTATTATATAATTATCTATTTCGGTCCAGTCGTATTTCAATGCAATAAACACTCCGATTATAGCTCCAGCCGAAGTTCCATATATACTTACTAGGTTCTCTATATTCCATATTCCAGATTTATTCGCCTCACGTAAAATACTATACGCAGTAAGTCCTGCTATACCGCCTCCGCTTATAACTAAATGTTTTATGATTGATTCGTTGTTCATTATATGAAAATATTATGGTATTTTCTTATATGTGTTTTATATCAAAATATTTTTATATTGGCACTATATACAAAGCCTATATACTATGGCGTTTTTATACGTAAATGACGAAGAAACGAATGAAAAAATTAATATAGATGAATTATACGAGAAGAATCATAGACGAGATTTGAAACAATTGTCAGTATTCAATAAATTGCTTGGTCGTATTCATAAACGGATAACCACTATCGGAAAAACAAAATCAACCGATAAACATATTTGGTTTACTGTTCCTGAATACATATTTGGAGAACCTGTATATGATAAATCGGAATGTATAGCATATTTAGTAACAAAATTGGAAGATAATGGATTTCATGTGAGATATATGCATCCTAATACACTTTTTGTGTCATGGATGCATTGGGTTCCTTCCTATGTGCGTAATGAAATAAAGAAAAAGACAGGAAACGTAGTTGACCAATATGGCAATTTAGTGAAAAAAGGTGGAAATGAAGACGATGAAGATAATATCAATTCTAAATTATTCAATGATAAGTCGGGTGGACCTCCTCAAAAAGAACAAAAACAATACACTCCAATAGACCAATATAAACCATCTGGCAATTTAGTGTATAAACCTGAACATTTCCAAAAAATAGAGAAAAAGGTTTCATTTAGCTAAGACATTGGTATGAATGATTCATGTATGGATATTATATCTTGTTTTTCTACCTTTCAGTTGAACGTTTAATCGTTTTTTGGCTGTTTTGTTATTTTTTCCACCGCTAGATGTTGCAGGTTCATCGCTAGATGTTGCAGGTTCATCGTAATTATTAAACCCAGGTAGTGGTGGGGCTGATGGTAGTGGTGGGGCTGATGGTAGTGGTGGGGCTGATGGCACAATATCACCTAGTGCATTATCTAATGGGTTGCCTAGTGGTATTTTTGTAGCTAAACCTGCAAGACCATTTAGTTGAGTTCCTTCTTTAGATTCAGTTTTTGTGATAGATTTATTGGGTTTTGATATAGTTGAACCACCGGTAACTGGTGCATATTTCGCACATAACGTTTTACTATAGTCATGTTCTTGTTTTCGTTTAATATCTGCATCATCATATTCAATTGTTTGCATATCCGCATATAATTTGTTTAAAGGGTTTTTAGATTCTAACATTTTTTCCAATTTAGGCATAATTCCATTGGATATTACTTCTTTGGCAAAATCAGTTCCTTTTAAAGGATCTAAGTTTCCTGTTTTTGTTTTCGCAATTTTTTCAAATACTAAAATTAATGATTCCTCTACTATTTTACGAATAGTAGGAACTTTTGAAATAAAATGTATAATGGTTGATGCAGCAACTGCTCCGCCATTAATTATTTGGTCAATACTATTTGTTAAAAATGGTTCTATTACACGCAAATACATTTGTCTTCCTTCAGGGCCATGTAAATGGTCGTTTAATGCATCTAAAAACTTCAAATATATATCCTCACGTATTGAATCATAACCTTTTGTTTTTTTTGAAGAAAAGTTTTGAAATATTTCCTCTACTATTTTAAACGCTATTTCGTCAGGTGTTGGTAAGTTGGCACCTGCTATATTAGTAAATTGTCCGAGTAATTCTCCGGCAGGACCTTTCGTTAAATTGTTCATTAGATCTTCTCCTTGACCTACAAAACTTCCTAAAAGTTGATTGGGATTACCACTTAGTGCTCCTAATGGGCCCAATGGTCCGTCTAAAGGCATAGCATTCACTGTAGGTATATTAGTTGGTATCCCTAAATTAGGTGGACCCACCGCAGACACGGGAGGAATTGCTAAATTAGGTGGACCCACCGGATTTGCAATAGGTAATTGAGCCGGTGCCGCATCAGTTGCCGCAGCGGGTTCACCAGATTTAGCATCAGCTGCCGCATCAGTTACCGCAGCGGGTTCACCAGATTTAGCATCAGCTGCCGCATCAGTTGCCGCAGCGGGTTCACCAGATTTAGCATCAGCTGCCGCAGCGGGGTCACCAGTTGTCGCATCAGTTGTCGCAGCGGGGTCACTAGGTTTAGCATCAGCTGCCGTAGCGGGTTCACCAGTTGCCGCATCAGTTGTCGCAGCGGGTTCACCCGGTTTAGCATCGGGTTTAGTAGTTTCAGCACCAGGTGCAGCAGCAGTTGCTTCTTCATACGAAGGAGGATTTCCTTTGTTTACATATTCTTGTACTGGACCCAACTTTTCAATAATTTCATTTAATATCTTATTTATATTTTCAAGGTCTAGTTTTTCACTAGAATCTGATTTAGTACCATTTATAAGTTTATCTAACAGTGCTCTTGTATCCGCAAGCTGTTGTTGTGTTTCATCACCACCAACTTGTTTTATATTATTTCCTCCCACAAATTCTTCCATACTAGGTGCAGACGGTTCAATAAGTGCTGATTGAGTAGCTTCTACCCCTTCTATTCCAACCCCGGGTCCAGTATTTTCCGTTTCACTTTCAGTTATTTTCTTCAAATCACGCGGTTTAAGTTGGTCTTTAATCAATTCTATTACTTTACGGGTCTTTTCCTTAGGAGTTATATCTGGAGTTTGTTTTTGAACCTCCTTTATTGCTATATGTAATATATTCAAAAATATTTTACCATTATTATCTGGAATCTTAGTATCGGTATCTACTATTCTTTTTAAAATCAATAGATTTATATAATCATTTTCCAATAAACTAGTCATAGGGGATTTAGTATTGTCTATTGCATATTTCAAAAAATCGTCTTGAAATCTCATGGATAATGCTTCGGTTTTTTCTTTTGAAAAATTATCGTTCAAAAATTGCATAAACACTTCTAGAATTTGCAATTTAGCATGTCGCTGTTTTTTAGGATCAGAATCCTCCAAGTCATTTATAATTGAGTCACAAATATCGTGCATTAATGATTTAGACATACTTACCCAAACTATATTTGGTATTCTATTAAAAATCGCATCAATTATATTCATTTGTATTCCTATATTTTTATGATATTTTTTTCTATAAAATTGAAACCCATTATTATTAATAATGGAGTTTATAATACAAAAAAATGAGCATCCCTACAATTTCATCAGGCATAACATATACGGGCGACCGTGTAATAACTATTAAGGCAAAAGTGCATAAATATAATACCCCTAAAAATATAGCAACCATGGAAGCCGCTTGTATAGAACAAAAATCAGAAGAGTTTGTCCTAAAGCCATTATCTTCCGACATCAATCACATACAATCTCATACAAAAGCAAAAACCCATAAGAAAAAGACGACAATTTCTCAGGCAGAGAAAGCGAGACTTTGGGATATATTTGATACCGATAAAACAACCCAATCTAAGCTAAATACCTCGCCACAGGAAATAGAATGTGTATATGAACACCGAGAACAAGGGCTATGTCATCTATGTAATTCCATATTGGTTATTATGGAAGACGGATTTCCAACTTGCACCAATTCGGCTTGTTCAGTCATATACACGGATACGCTAGACCATTCACCGGAATGGCGATTTTACGGCGCCGATGACAAAAATGCAGCCGACCCCACCCGATGCGGTAATCCAATCAACCCGCTTTTAGTAGAATCTTCATTTGGATGCAAAGTAATGGCGGGTTCCAATCTCTCATATGAAATGAAGAAAATCCGCAAATGGACAGAATGGCAGTCCATGCCACATAAAGAAAAATCGCTATATAATGAGTTTCAATTCATTACGATTATGGCTCAAAATGCAGGTATTCCCAAAATATTAATAGATGATGCTATATCCATTCACAAGGATATTTCGGAACAGAAGATGTTTAGGGGATTAAATCGGGATGGTATTAAGGCAGCGTCAATCTATGTCTCTTGTCGGCTAAATGGTTGCCCTAGAACTGCACACGAAATTGCGGAAATATTCAGTTTAGACAAAACCAGCGCTACAAATGGATGTTCAATGGCAGTCAACATATTGCATAACATAGAACGTAGCGTGGATTTATCCCAACAGACCGACCTGCAAATGACTACACCGAGTTCGTTTATAGAGAGATATTGCAGCAAACTTAATATGAACACAGAATTGACAATGTTGTGCAAGTTTATTGCAAACAAATTGGAGCAAAACAATATTATTACTGACAATACGCCACATGCAATCGCCGCTGGAATTGTATATTTTATTTCATACTATTGCAATATGAATGTGTCTAAAACACATATAAAACAAATATCTGGGGTTAGTGACGTAACTATTAATAAATGTTTCAAAAAAATGGACGCTATACGCGATACATTATTGCCTAAATGTATTATTGACAAATATCTATAATATTAGTATTCTCTCTAGCGTTTTCATTTATTATCGTATATTTCTATGAACTTATATGTAATACCAACCTCTTCTGTATTTTCCCATACACCGGATATTTTTAGCATATATTTCATGTCAGTTGTTGACTTACAATTTTGTTTTTCTTTGTATATTTTGAAAAATCCCCTGTATAGTTGCTGGGTTAACACTAGATTACTTCGTTTTTTCACTCCATTCATTTCTTTATATGTATTTATAATTGCGTTTTCTATTTCTGAAATAATAGTAATGTATTGCAGATTATTTACATCATGTGTGTAAAAATATACCGTATATTTATTATCCGACGTTTCAATATATCGTGATGATAAATCATCACGCGATAATACTGCATTTTCAGTTGTATTGTTAATTAAATTGGGCGATTTACTAATCAATGGTATGACAACAAAAATCCCGTTCATTGTAAAACATTCGGTAGAATAAATTATTTTAGAAAAACAACCGTTTATGATATTATTTTTTTTCTTGTCTAAAAAGAATATACATTGGCTATTGAACTTATGTGGATTTATTACAATATTCATGTTATACAGTTTGCGATATATAACATAAATTATTCTATTTATTATGTTTAGCTCATTTAGTTTTTCAGGAAATTATATTCCCATGCGCATTCGGCCGCCTCGTAATCTCCTATTGTTATACATCATTCCAAACTTAGTGTCGTATGGCATAGGACCTGCTCTTAAATCGTGTAATCTATATGTTTTTATATTCGGGTTATATTCAGTATTGAACCATTTTACATTAACGAATCCAGATTCATTGTCTATAGTGTAATCCAGGTTTTGTATGGAATAAATACCTTCGGTGGTTTTTCGCAAATATCTATTATATTCACTTTGATTAACCTCGCGCGTAATTTCTTCATTTTTTTGGATTATATCAGCATGACCTATATTGTAAAATATACTGCGGTCAATAGTCATACCTATGCTTTCAATGCGTTTTTGTATTAGATTGTCTTCATATCCCCATGCCCAAAAATTAGGAAATCCATTTACTCGTTCAAAATCGGCGGCTTTGATTGAAACAATCCCCCCTAGCGTGAATGTAAATCCAAAGAAATGTTTTACAACACCAGGGACTGTATCATAATAGAACAAGTTCTTCCTTACTGGCATAGTATCTATATCATTGAAAACTAGAGTTATGTTTTGATAGTCATTGGGATATTTGTTTTTCACGACTAAAAACCCGATATTTTTCATTGCACCGCGATTAAATACACGTTCGTCCATTTGATGGATATAGTGTATAACATAATCTTCTTTAGGATAATCTTCTAAGATGATTTTCATGTGAGTTTTGAATGCTTTTAGTTGTGTTTCTCTATTGCGATACGGAACTATAAATACTATTTTAGGAATAACCTGCTTGGGTGGTTGTTCTCCAGAGGGTTCATGACACTCAGATTCAGGCACGGAGATTGATTCATTTTCCTCTAAGCTGATTGTTATATTTTGAGATTCTTTTGAATTGGGCAATAAATCTTCCAATGCCAATTTAGCTAAATATTCAGACTCATACCCAAAATCTTCTATTTTTGGTTCTCCATTTTTGTTTTTATATTCTTCAGTGGCATTCCAGGAATTATTTGAAACATTTGTATCATCGGTTTTGTCAGTATAACTCATACTATATACTATATAACTCATACAATATACTGATGCTATATAACTTATTTGTTTTATTTATACAAGTGAAGATTTACCCCCGCACCTTTTTAGGTTGCTCGTTTCAAAACGCCACTTATATCTTACCACAAAGAATTAAATCCATAAGATTTAATTCTTCGTTGGTTTAAAATATAATTTCGCTATAAAATCATATACGTAAAAACCTTATATTACTATAGTATATAAGTATATAGTATGGAAAATATAGATAGTACAGCTAGATTGGGATTAAATCCACATCGGTATATTTCATGGAAAGGAAAAACTTTCAATCAAATTACATCTACTTTAAGAAAAAATACATATGTATTAAATCAAGGCGACAATATAAATATTTTCAAAGCAAATCCGGTTAAATTATATCGTAAAGAACTCGCGTCTCAAACTATAACATCTGGAAACCCCCGAGTTTCATCAAGTATACAGGATTTTGAAACCCCCAATGGATATTCTATTGTTTCGTCCGTTTTGACACCTGCTGGAAATTGCACATCTTTAGCAAATACTGAAGACCCTACTATACCTAATAGCAAATATGAACAGGGTGGAGCTATAGAATTATCCGCTAATCCCAAAATATGTTTTTCTCAGGCAGATAATGCTAGGCGTCGCTGTAGAAGTGGCGGGGCAGCAATAAAGCAATACGATATTACAAATCGTAAGAATAACTATTACACTTCTAGCAAACAATATTTGTATGATAGAAACCAAACATTTGACCAAAACATATTCAAATATGCAGTTGCTGACGCTCCTGAATGTTCAAACCCTACCGTAAAAATGAGTAATACCCGATTTTATACACAAGGGGGGGTTAGTTCAAGTGATCTTATAGCCCGTGTAAAATATGATGAAATCACAAATGCTGCCGCACAAACAGCAAATGCATATGGTGCAGAAACCGCAAATGCTCTAGCATATGGTGTAAATTCAACTATATACACTAATAAGGACCGCAACGGATATTCCATTATAAAAACTCCGGTTATAGATAAGAACAGTGGCGAATTAAAACAATGTATTACTAAAAAACTGTCGTATGCTACATAATGTTCTTTATATAACTAAATAGCCGGATTATCAATTTGTATATCTTTAAATAAAATATTATATGGTATATTATGTTTTATACACCAATACATACATTTTTGCACATTGGCTTTTATAATACTTTCAATTTTTTCCGGTTTCGGCTTTAAATCCATTAATGACAATGTATAGTGAATATTTTCAATTTGTTGCTGTCCAAAAATGGAGTTATACTCCTCTATTTTTGTGAGAAAATAATACGGTATTTGGTAATTGGGTAATAAACGACTAATAAAACTGTGTTGTGGTATATTCATCATCTGGTCAAATGTATTATAAACAAACGGATAAAAATTGGCATTTTCATTATACAAAAATCCTTTGCAAATTATATATTTTTCCGAATTAGCCGCTCTACTAGTATTGGGCTTAGTAATATATACCTTCTTGTAAAAAGAACTTAATAATGTTATCATATCCATGGTTGCTTCTGTGAAACACTCAAATATTTTCAGAATAAAAGAGCCGTTAAATGATTGCATACATAATGCAAAACATATTTGGGCAAATAATAATCTCGTCATATTTTGCTCTTGGTTATTGAAATCCAACGAAAAATCAAACCCGCCGTCTGCGGTAATAAAGTTCATTGAAGACCCATATTTTTCCTTACAATATTTCAGATTTTCAAGCGACAATAGATTACCTGTTCGGTCTGCGCCAGTTTCAATATGAACATTGCGATTTTCGTCCAGAAAATGATTACTCTTTTTCCAAGCCGGTATCATATCATCATTTGTATTGTCTAGAAGTGTCATACCATAATATCGGTCTTCTTTGCAGTTGCGCATATATGCAAGCGCTTCTATGAATCCACCCGGGCCTTCAGCTAAATGAAAAGAACGAATTACTCGGTCAGTCGGTTCTAAGTGAAATAATTCAATTAGTTCAATCATTTTGAAATATGAACGTGAAAGCGGTTTGTATTTAGCTACGCTCTTTTTTTTGGATGGAACCGACGAATGTATATATTCATAGGTATTTGTATATTTTTTGTATAAATCCCATTCTGAAACATGGTCTTGTATTTGCTCTTTTATGTCATACAAATAATGTGCTAATGTGGATGATAATTTGGGTATAGCAGAAGGACATGGGTCTTCGCTACATGCCAAATATTCATATAGTTTATTGTGCGTTTTGGGTATCAAAAAATAAATCATTTTTGGCAATTATTTTTTGTTGATTAGATAAATATAATAACTAGTTATGTTTATATCTATTATGTTGTCATTATTGTGGCATGTTTATTGCAAAATATAAATACATAAACACATAAAAATACTAACTAATACTAGTAACTATAAAATGAGTATATCACTAGAAAACACACCCAGAAAATATTTAATAGATAGTAAGACATTGTTAAACTATCAAAATAGGGCTCTATTTTGTATCAGTATTTTATCCACTATTACATGTATTCATTACGATTATACCAAATCACCTACTATGATTATTGCATGTTTAAATATTATATCCGTGTATTGCTGTATTGACATATTTTTAATCAAAGAAATATCAAGCAAACTACATCACCTTTTCGGTATTTTTCTGGTTATTTACATGTATAAAACAAATGTATCACCTTCAGATTTCCCATTGATTGGTTATATTTTTTGCAAAACTGAAGTATCATCTATATTTTTGGTGCTAAAATATTGGTTGGATAGAAAAACCGTTATATATAAAATCAATTTGGCGGCGTTTTATTTATCATTTTTGAAAATGCGAGTTATTGATTTCTATAGTATTGTTTCACCAGATTCAGCAATTTACATCGTTGATAAAAAGTATTCAAACAATACATACATGTCATATATGTTAATAGGTAGCATGTATGGGTTTTATGCATTGTATATTTATTGGTTTATTCAAATAAACATGGTATTATACAAAACTATAAATGCAAAACGATGATAATATTTACAAATAATTATTTGTAAATACTAGTATGTTGTTATCGTTTTTTGTGGGACCTTTTGTGGGATTTTTTGTGGGACTTTTTGTGGGACCTTTTGTGGGATTTTTTGTGGGATTTTTTGTGGGACCTTTTGTGGGACCTTTTGTGGGACCTTTTGTGGGACTTTTTTATTTTTCCTCCACAGTTTGGGTATTCTTCTTTAATTTCGTCTAATACAGTTTTGTTGGATTGTTGTACTTCATCACCATCATGAACTTTTTGTGCTTCATCACCATTATGAACTTGCTGTGCTTCATCACCATCATGAACTTGTTGTGCTTCATCACCATCATGAACTTGTTGTACTTCATCGTGATTCCCAGTTGCTTTATCATTTGTTTTTTGTATTATTCCATCTACTGGACCTAATTGTTCTTCTTCATTGTCTGAATCCTCCATTGGTATATTTGTATAACTATATACATTATATAAATATAATATCCATACATTAGTCTAAATACGATTCCTCACTAAGTTCACTAGTACAATCCAAATAATTATCTTCTTGCACATTTTGCAATTCAAATGCATTCTTTATTTTAGCAGAACCGGTTTTTTTAGGTTTGGATTCCTTTTTAGCAGGAGGGATATATCCATCCTCGTCTTCATCTTCTTCATTTTCTTCATCATCATCGTCATCATCTTCTTCATCATCATCGTCATCAACTACAAACCCGTCTTTAACATACCCATTTTTTGTGCGTTTTCCAACTTCTTCAGCTTCACTATCACAGCCACTATCACTATCTTCCTCGCCAATATCTTCAAATCCCCCATACAAAGTTTCGTATATCTTTTCCCACATGTCCTGTGTTAAATCAACTATAGCACCTTCAACGGATTTAGCAATCAAAATACAGTTTCCAAAAAAAAGCGTATTGTCAACTGGCGGAGGAAACTCGTATTTATTTTCGTAATTTGCCCGCCCAGTGGTTTTGCCATACAACGAAATAGTATATTGTCGTGTAGCATGTTCTACTGACCAGTTCGTATAACATTTGAATCCATCGGCTGATTTTAATCCGGCTTTTTTATACAAATCCGCTTCCACTACGGATTTAATTGATACTTGTTTAATACTTCCTACTTTTTCAACAATGATAATAGATGGCATAGTTTATGAATGTGCTTGGTTTATACATACATGTTCAAATATATTTATATAGTTTTCGCTAAATATTTAGGGGCAACTTTTGCCGAATACCGCGGAAAACGAAATCTTCTAAAAATATAATTAATGTGGTGGTTTTTACAATCCGTTATTATTTCCATTGCAATTATTGCAATATTGCACTATGGGTGGGACTATATAAAAACGACATATAGTACGCATAAAACTAAAGATATGGTCAAAATACAGAGTGAAAAATACGATACTATATTGTCTGAGTTATTGAAAACGAAAAGTTCTCCGGAAATACAATTAAGTCCAGAGGAAATGGAAAATGATTTAGCGATGTTTTTGGAACAAACGTTATCCGATTCCGCACATGTGTCTACCCCCTCACCCCCACAAGCCATATAAATATTATTTTAGCAAAAAGATATAAACATAATTACCAATACTATATTACGAATAGGACCCATACAATGACGGCAATATCTAGTGCATCATCTAGTATTATTTCAAACACTGTATTATCCCGTTTTCCGCAATTTGAACTTTCCTATGAAACAATTTCGCATAAGAAAGTTTCCGAACCATATGATATTGCTTTGGCAATACCTATGGGTAAAAAATATTACGTATGGTGGTCATATGAAGGCAAACGCAATGTATGTTATTTGATGGAAATTACGCGCGACAAACGCGTGGGTGCAATAGTGGAATTGTCCATTCCCGTGAATCAATCTATGGCTCTAGGAACCGTGTTATATGGGACATTGGTATCGGTAGAACCTACTGGACAACCCGTTTTTGTTATTGAAGACATTTTTTATTATAAGGGTATTTCCATAAAACATCATACATTTAGTGAAAAATTGGGTGCTATTGATAATATGTTTTCAGATAAATTGGTTTCAAATACTCCCACATTGGCTTTTGCATTGCCGCTAATGTGGGGCGATGCAATATTGGATGATTTACAAAACAAAACGCGTATAGACAATTGCGGATATATTGTTCACCATGTGCAGTATCGCAGTCTTACTCAAACTGTGCCGTATATCAATATGTCGGCAAAACCGAAAACCGCGCTTTCGGAACAGCCAGCCTCTGTCCAGATACTGGAACCTATTTTTTATGGAATAATTCCCCAGTTTTCGTATGGCAAACCGCAATACAAATATCCGACCAATTTTGTGGTTAAAGCTGATGTGCAATTTGATATATATCATTTGTTTGCGTCCTCAGGACGATCTTCGGGAGGGGGAGGGCAAGATGAATCCAATAAATCAGAGGTATATTGTGGATTGGCATGTATCCCAAATTACGAAAAAAGCGTGTTTATGAACGGATTATTTAGAAATATTAGGGAAAACCGCAATTTGGATTATATAGAAGAAAGCGACGACGAAGAAGATTTTGAAGATACGCGTTTAGACAAATATGTGGATAGCGAAAAAACACTAGTGATGGAATGTGTATTTCACAAAAAGTTCAAAAAATGGGTTCCGGTGCGTTTAACGCCGAAAGGGGGTGTAGTGGTACATATTAGTAAACTTTAGAAAATATTATATTATATTATATTATATTATATTATATTATATTATATTATGGCAAATATACAGACATTAGAAGAAGCCAAAAAAGCGTATGAATTAAAATGTTCTATTAACCCCAATACCATAAGTTGTCAAGAAATAAAGAAAAGAATAAAAAGTTTAGAAAAACAACCTAAAAAGAGAAGTATGTATGATACTAACTATAATAAAACAATATATGACCCCCAGCTCTATAATGAACATAAATATGGCCCCCGCAGCATTTATGAATACCATGTGCGCAAGGGTGAAAATCCTGGTGAAAACCCGTATGTAAGCACCGGTGAAGACTCTGATGAAGACAATTATGTAAGCACCGGTGAAGACTCTGATGAAGACCCTGACTATACTCCACGTAATGCTGAATATGGATATAATTCTACTGTTAAACCTGATACTCAACCTCCTACAAATTCTTATTTGGCGAAGTTTACAAACATATTTAGGGGAAAAAAAAATTCCAAAACACAAGGCGGAAAAAAATCCAAAAAACAACAATCCAAAAAATCCAAAAAACAGCAAGGCGGAAAAAAATCCAAAAAACAACAATCCAAAAAACAGAAAAAAACACACAAGAAACACCACAAATAAAATTGATTTATATAGAATATAAACGTAATGGTATATATTCTATAGCACTCTGTTTATACTAAAACCGAATAAAATCCCACAACCAAAAATGAACCAAAAGAAACTAACCCAATTTTTCCAAAAGTCATCTAAAATTGCACCCCAAGTTTCCCCCCTTATAAAAGTTGAAAATACTACGATAGTGTACCCCGAACCAAACTCTTGCGAACTTCGTTCTCCTGAGTTTTCGCGATATCCTACCGCCTCGCGTCCGGATATTTTCGCAATATCAGCTATTGATAAACCTACCAATATACTGGACCCCCAAACCCCCGATACAACATATTGCATGATGTTTGACGGATGCAGCAAAGGCAACCCGGGGGCCGCGGGAGCGGGCGCTGTTATATATGCCAATAATGTGGAAATATGGTCCCGGGCCATTTACGTAGGAAATCGCGAAACAAACAATTTAGCAGAATATACAGGTATGTTATTAGGATTAAATGAGGCTGTTCGTAGAAACATCCGCGTTCTCATCGTTAAAGGCGATAGTGAAGTAGTTATTAAACAAATGCTGGGAAAATACAAAGTAAAGTCGGAGAACTTGCTAGATATTTACGAACAGGCCAAAGATTTGGAAAAACATTTTGATAAAATAGACTATATCCATGTATATCGGCATTTTAATACTCGGGCGGATGCTTTATCCAACGAGGGATTAGCTAAAATAACCGGACGCAAATAATCTACCCCTATGTTATACTATGACTCTTATTAGCACCAGTGATTTTTCTTCAGTAAATGCACCTTCGGTAGGTGTTATACCTCAACCTCATGTTACTGCATTAAGTGGTAATACATATTTATATGAATCCAGAGGCGGTCGCCGTCGTAGTAAAAAACAACTGCGACGAACTAAAAAAGCAAAAAAAAATAGACGTTCTCGGAGAACCCGGTCCAACCGGTAAACATTTTAGAAATAATGGATATATAGCTAAATATTTTCTGGTATTTCTTCTAAATCGGCGAACTTAATCAAACACTTTTTTTCTGAAAGTGTTTGTTTAGCCCCACATTCTTCATCATCGCTGCCTGCAGATGCATCAGGCTTGGCAACCGGTTCAAATACACGTTTCCACGTTTTGTCGCCGTTCCAGTCTATAGACATACCCGCATATACACGGCTATCTATTTGCCGGATTCGGTAATTGCATTTTTTATAGAACCGTTTGCGCTGAGTCCATTGGTTTTGGAACACATCGTGGCTATCTACTATATCCACTATGATGGGGTTCTCATGTTTGACTCGCAAAATACGACCCACCGATTGCACTATGTCCGTTTTCGGTGTTACCATAACCAATGTAGACAAGGTTTTTATATCTAAAGCCTCCGCCGCCATAGCATAAGTCGCCAAGACCACATGTTTAGTCTCGGTTTCCTGTAAAGCCGCCTGTTTCATCCCGCCCACGTAATATCCCACTTCGGCAATTTGGCGATAGGCGATTGCATCGTGTAAATAAGTCAACAGGGACCTATTATGCGCCAAAATCATAATCTGGTTCTCCGGATTTTCTTCAACTAAATCCCTCACCACACGAACAATAAAATCGCTGCGTGGACCGAACTCGCATAGTTTCGTAATCATTGTGCTATATTTAGGCGTCCCTTTCCAGTCATATTCCACTTCGTTAAATTGTGGGTCGGATGAGTTATACACAATTCCGCGAACACATACCGGGTCTTCGTCTTTCCGCGCCTCAGTGTAGATTTTATTGCCGATGAACATGTATAACACTTTGGTCAATTTATCTTTGCGGTCCACGGTGGCCGAAATCCCGAGCATATAAGGCGTCACAATTTTCGTCAGGGTTTTGGAGAACTGTTCACTTCCAATTCGGTGCACTTCGTCTATTATAGTAAGGCCGAAACTGGAGAATGTATTACCCGGATAATCTTTGTCATAGAGTGTCTGAATCATTCCTATAACTATGTCTTTGTTCTCTATATCCATGACTTGAGCTTGGATTTTCCCTATCCTTGCCCCGGGCAGAAACTCGTTGATACGCTCAATCCACTGGTTCATCAAGAACTCCTTATGGACCAGAATCAGGGTCTTTTTGTGCAATAGTGAAATTATTTTTAGTCCCATAACCGTATTATGAGTAACTGTAAAATCACCTAAAACAAACCGTCGATTACCGTCTATTTCAAATCCATAATAATCATCTTCTGGTAATACAGATACTGAAATGTCATATGATAAATCGTCTGTTTCAACTATAGAAATAGTAGTTTTACTGTGAAATATAACTTTGTATCCGCATGATCTCGCAATATAAACTATATTGTTGTATATTTCAGGTATTTCAATAACAATATTATGGTTTCCGTAGTTTTTAATAAGGTCTTGTATTATTGGTAGGTTGATTGTATTTACGCGATCATTATGAATAGGGACGCGATATCCACGCCATTTTTGTTGTTCGTATGTTTCTAAATATTCAGCAACAGACATATCTACCGTAGTTTTTGAACCAGGTTCTCTCAAAGATAATATATGACTTGCATTTACAGTATATGATATATCTAGATTGGGAGAACTTAGGTCATTTATTTTATACATTGTTTCCCTACCTCGTGCTAATGTCAAGACATTTCGTGGCGTAGAATCATCACCCATTAATACATCTCCCACAACAATATCCTGTACCATTTTAATTGTTCCATTATACATAAGAACAGGTGTATTTTTGCCTAAACATTTCCCCCTGCCGCACGGAACCTCCAAAATACCTCCTCCGCCCCTGTGTAAAGACCCTACACACAAAGCCGCATCCACATGTTTTGTATAAACACCAATAATATTCTCCTGATAATCGCGAATAGATTTAGAGAACTCCAATCCAATATCTAGCCCCGGGTCCACGTCGGTTTTGCTGGGCAACCCATATCGTTCTTGACCATAAAATCGGGGTAAATATATTTTTTTATCATTTTCCCTGTAAACCGGAAATGCGGTTTCTTCGGCAGCGGCAACACCGTATGTAGCCCCGGAAACTACGGGTTTGACAAACAAGTCTTTATATAGAAACTTGAGGTCTTCCGGATGCAAATATTCTTTAGGAATGGTATAGCCTTTTTTACCTAAATGTGAGTTCTCCCGAACACGAGTTCTATATTCTTCTGTTATAACAAAATCGGGGTCTTTTGGTGCACCAACTGAGGTAGGTTTCTTTTTGGCAACGGCAGCAATAGCCATTTTGCGACGAATAAAAGCATTATGTTGAGATTTCATTATAGTTTTTGGGGAGTTTGAGTAATACTAATATATGAAATGAAATAATCTTTATTACATTTAGCATTATTGCTTTCAATTTTTCAACCGTTTTCATATAAAAATATATAAATCTATGGTATAGATGAAGATACCGGAATCTCTTAAAAGTTTGTCATCCGTTGAACTTGTGTTATTTTTAGCATTTGTTCTTTATGTTATTCTCCCAATAAATACTCCTGAATATATGAAACCATTTATCAATTCTCCTATTGGTCTGTTATTTTTCTTTTGCGTAACGGTTGCATTATTTGCATACACAAACCCAATTTTAGGTGTATTGTATATTTTGGTAGTATATGAGGCATTGCGCCGAAGCAGTGATACATTTAAAAATCCTAGAGCGGTTGTTTTGGAGTACGAACCTTCTCAACGAAATAAAGATTCAACCCTCCAAAAAATGAACCCGGTGCGCAATGAAAAAACCGTAGAAGAAGAAGTTATTGCAGTTCGTGCGCCTATAAATAAAACCCCCACTATTGAAATTGTTCAAACCTCTTTTAAACCGGTTAGCAAAACAATTGAAGGTGCTTCGCCATATTAGAAAGTATAGATAATTATGTGTATTTATTATACACATAATTATATAAAATATACTAAAAAATAGTTATTTGTTTATCCATATTTTAACACGATGCCTATCCATATTAATGCTATAATACCATATATAGTTCCTATTGACATTACAATACCTTGTAAATGTTCCACATATCCTGTAGTTTTCTTTGCATTTTCTTTCACTGATGGATATGAATCTAAAGTAGCCGTAATTGCTATGAATAAACTAATTAACAATAAACATGCTATACCAAACCTACCAATAAAAAACCAATCAAACTTTATAGGATTTGTATTTCTTGTGTAAAAAAATCTTTCTGAAAACCCAGATATAATAGTAGATGCTTTGTTTAAAGTATCACTTAAATTTGCTAAATCGGTTCCTTCAGGGTAAAGTTGTCTGTAAATACCAATTGACATTACAGACAATACTAACAATATCAAAATAAATGACCCAACCCACATTTCACTAGAGTCATATATATTTCCTAAAATTATCAGAATAAGACCTAATAAACATATAATGAATGAAACAAATAAAGATGCAAATGTTAATTCTTCTGGATCAGTAATATACTTAGATATTGAATATTTATAAAAAAATGGAGACGCTACACAACTTATTGCTATAGTAAAGCATACAAAAATAAATGCCATGCCTATTGCATTTTGCGCAGCGTTTTTACTTTGGTTTCCATTTGCTAAATATACCAAGGTATTATCTTGGACAGTAGTTTTGTCATTATCATCCACTGGACTACAAGATATTAGATTGCTGTTAAATAAATTAATTATAGCTTTGTCTATTTCCGGAGGATTACCATCTAAGTTATATACAGGTGGGTTTCCATTTAACCCTTCACGAATAGCGAACCCTTCTCTTTTTGACGGAACAATCAATTTATAAGTACCATTAACTGGATAAGGTGCAAAAAGCCTTTCTGATATATTGCTATAGTCTGAAAAATCAACCTCTTTTATAGAAATTGGCGATGTAAATATAACAACTGTGTCAATTCCACTTTTGTAAATAATCTTGGTTTGATTAGTTTCAACCATATTCTGTAAATTGAAGTTCATAGTATCGTAATGTATAGGCGGTTTTATTGAAGTTTTTATCAAATTATCTATATCATTCATTTTATTATCATTATACCGTGTGTTTGTCAAAAGAAAACACAAATACAGTTTTTCAGATGTATGCACAACCGGAACTAATTCTATTACAAGTTCTGCATCAAATTGCCCATCCATGATTATGTTATGTGTAGCTTTGAAAATATAGAGGTTTTTGCATTTGTATTTTTTAATATTCACATTTTCCATATATGTTACATTTGGGCGCATTGTTCCACTAGGCATAGAATATGGTATATTTATATATCCTCCATTCATCTGTGTTTTAGAGAACTGATTCAAATATATGACCGCCATGTATAAATCTATAGTAATACTTTGCTTATCATCGTTCAATGATTCATCATTTATTTTAAATTTTAGGTCTTCTGAATTATCCGATGCCATTATATAGTATATAATTATACTATATAAACATTTATAAAACCATTTATATAACCATTTTCATAGTTATTACTCCGTGATTATTTGCATATAATAATCTGTATATAAAATACATCAAGAACAAACTTGCCTAAAGTTATTGTATGGCCATATAGACATTATGGTCTGGGTTAAAGATATGGAATATAAGAGAACGTGCCGTTTTCGTATACAGTAGCACTAAATGTCGTTTTATAACCTTCTACATATACAGTATCGCCATTTTGTATTTCATTGCATCCATACTCACCTGTGCAACTTTTCCCATTTACACTTAATGGTAATTTGGCACTAATATTACTCATACCATTTGCCATAGTGTAATACTGCCATTTATCGCGACCATTCATCCATTTGCGCCCCATTAACGGCAATATGAGTGCATCACCTCCCCCATTTGTAGGTGTTAAAATGCCAACTTGTTGATAACTCATACCGCTGCCCCGGGTTTCAATATTGACTGGTATTCCACGGACATCCGATGAATCGCGTGGATGGTAATATCCGTCGTCTTTTAAAGGGGGTGAATAGGGGTCGTTGAATGAATCGTTGCGGCGGGTCGCAATGCCGCCTAAAGTAGGTTGTTGTATAACAACAATTTTGGATGGTTCGGTGGTATTTTGTTGCGAATTATATTTTTGTTGTGAATAAATCATATATATGACTAAACCAATAACCAACAGCAAAATAAACAGCGTCATATTTTCAATACATATTACTCCCGGAATACACTTTTTTGCCATAACTATACACTAGATGTATATTTTACCAATTGGTATCTAAATTGAGTGTTGGTGGATGAAATCCCCAATCTAAATCCGGAAATCTAGGGAACTCATCTGGACAAAAGGAATAGCAACGGTCTATGATACTATCTGAATAATGTATTAAATGATATCCGGTATATTTTCTCACAGAACAATCAATACTTTCAGCAATATCCCATATAAAACTTTCTACAGATTGCAAATTGAATAACCAAAATATAAACTTAAATGGCGAATAATATATTTGACCAATTATGTCTAAAACATACCATCCGAAACATTTGTTCATATTGGTTATAAACTTCATTCCGCCAGTTATATAGCTTCCTAGCCATTTAAATATGGCAGGTATATACAAAAATGCCTGCGTTATATTTTCAAACACATGTCCTATATACCATGCTAAATATTTACATAGTTTAGGTATATAAGAAAAAATATCTCCAATACTATTAAAAAAATTGCTCATTTTTTTGAACCCCTTGGTAACTTCATTAAATATTTCAAAACTTTTCTTGAGACTTTCTCCGGCTTGTTCAAATGTGCGTTTTGTATTTTCAATAGATTCGCGAATGGCGTCGCCTACTGGGTCATCCAAGCCTTCGCGTATAGATTTCTTTTTGCGACGTTTTACCAATTTACCATCTTCTCGCATAATACGTGTTTCTAAACCTTCTTGGACGGGTTTGAAATAGGATTTGTATATTAAGAATCCGATTAAACTGCTAAAACAAATAATAATGATTATTGGAATAATATATGACGGTATTTTGATGTTCATTGTTATATATTATAGCCATTTTTTATTCATTTTTTCTACTAGTATACTAATAAATATACATTACGTCGCATATCGGTTAATGTCTAGGTGTGTGGTATGATGCCCATGGGCATACTATACATCTAGCATCATGCTTGTCATATGGATTTTTAATCCATACGACCAGACATAAATATCGTATTATCAGGATACCCTAATTATTTCCTGATAATACTAGTAAAATATTTAGACGTTTTATTTAACTAATTCACACATCTTACTATCATTGCATCTATGTCCATTTTTACAATCTTTATCACTTGTGCAAATATCTCCATCACCATCCATACCTTCATGTTGGTCATCTAGACCTTCATGGTCTCGTTCATGTTCTTCTAGACCTTCATGGTCGTCATCTGACTTCATCCCCTCTTTTTTACCGTGTTTGCCATTTTTCATACCCTCTTTTTTACCACGTGCAGGTTTCATCCCTTCTTTTTTATCTTTAGGGTGGTATATACCATCTCCATTAGTAAGTGGTTCATCGGTTTTTTTATTGTTTTCCATACCTTCTAGAACAATATTGAATCCCGATTTAAACAGATTGGATACCACTAACGCAATAACCAATATAACAATCATATTTTTGCTGAAAAAAGAGGTCAAGTATCCGACCAATAAAAATACGGCCACGTGAATAAACTCTCCACTAAATAGCCATATCAATAAATTGATAAGACACACGACAAACGATATATATAACACATATTTATTATACAATAAGCTTTTACTACCAGCTAACTTTGCTGAATAATTATTTAATGCCTTGTAGTATGTTTTTTTAACAACAGATGCTGCTGATTTTTTCAATCCCATTATATACTATAGAAGGATAATAACATAATCATATTTCCTAAATAATTTATCTTCCTGGAATTATTCCCAATTGACTGTTTTCAGTTTCTGTATAATTTGGTGGAACATCGCCGCTATAAATATCCAGCACTTCTTTTACGACTTCTTCTCTTTGTATATCGGTTTTATCAAACTCAAAACTGGATATACTAGATGACCGGCGTCCTTTGAATTTACTCAAAAAATCGTCCATCCCATTTATTTCTCCGGCGCGGTCATTTTGTTCTAAATCTCCAGTTATAACTAATCTGCTATTTTCACCCAAACGCGTTAGCAACATTTTCATCTGTGATATAGTTGAGTTTTGCATTTCATCCGCTACAATCCATGCGTTTTTGAATGTGCGTCCGCGCATAAATCCTAAAGGGGCTATTTCAATTATTTTTTCCTCCATCAATTCTTGGACTTCTCTGGGTGATAGAAATGTGTATAACACGTCGTAAATGGGACGCACCCACGGAGCCATTTTTTCCTCCAATGTTCCCGGTAAAAACCCGAGTTCTTCATCTACTGACACTGATGGTCTCGTAAAAATCAGTTTTTCATATACACCCAATAAAAAATATTTTACGCCAAACTCGGTAGCAAATAGGGTTTTTCCGGTTCCTGCTGGGCCACTAGCAACAATAATTTTGCGATGTTTGTTTTTCAGGGTTTCGTAATATTGTTCTTGGTGTTTATTTTTAGGTTTAGTGAACCTGTTTTCAAAAAGCAATTTCTCATTAGGAGACAGATATTGCATATTTTCGTATAATTTACGCTGTTTACCGAATGATTTTGTTTGGTCATTTTCCGCCATATATTCATTCAGTAGCTCTTTTTCAGTCTGTTTTTTGGATTTTCGTCCGCGTCTTTTTTGCAGAGATTCGTTTATTTCTAAAGGATTCATTTATACTATTCAGGGATTTTATTTACCGTGGATTATTTTCATGTATCAATTATGTAAAATACACTAGTAATTGGTAAGAGATATATAAATATATGCAACTCGTATAACTCTATATATCAAAACACATGTCTAAAACAAAAATACACATGTCTAGAAATTATATTTTATGCGTATAATATATACCTATGTCGTATTATAAAAAATATATTTATTCAATACTTGTAGTAAAAATATTATTTGTAGTAACCGCAATATTACATTTTATATTACAATTTCAAGGAAAAAGTGTTGGTGCAATAGATGAAATTATTATATTCTGGAAAGACCGTATTGATTTTATTTTTACATTTATGATGTCGGTTTTGATAGTGTATTTATTTTACCCATATCATAAAATACCAGTTGTTCTAGATAAAGAGACAAAAACGTTGTTATGGTTATTTGGTATAGTATTGATATTTACAGCCAATTGGAGGTTATTTATTGGTGAGTCCAAAATAGTAGAGTTATCGCAATATGTTATAGCAAATGTTAAATCAAAAAATTACATGAAATAGTTATAGTTTACAAATGAGGTTTTACAATATACAATATACAATACAAATATAATATACAATATAATAAAACAAACTGTTTTTTATTATATAGTTTTTATAGGGTTTTTATAGGGTTTTTATAGTTTTTTACAAGAAATAATTATTCAATGATTTCTCCATCTTCTAGTTCATATTCTCCTTTAGACAATAATTCTCGGCGTTTTGCGACAAATTCACGAAGGGCAATTTCTCTAGCGAGCTGTTCCTCTTCATCCAAAATATATGTAATTTCAGCCCAATTCATACCCATGAATCTGCTTAGAAAACTTTCAAACATATTTTGAGTAAGTTATATAAATTGTAGAAGTATTGATAAAGTTAGTTGATTTGATTGTGATTGATAGTAATTAATTGATAGCTAGTGGTTTGGTTTGGTTATAGTAATTGTTTTTAAAAATATCATACACTATTTTTAAAAAAAGTATTTCAATTTTATGTAAATTATTCATATCTCTACTTTCATAGACCTTAATATCTAGGTGTGTGGTATGATGCCCTCGTGCATGACATACATCTAGCATCATGATGTACATTAATTCATACGACCAGTCATTAAAAATCAGCGGCCAAATCAAATATATCTTTGTCTATTGATTTATTTGCCAGAGCATATTCAGCATTGGTACGCTCAAAAAAATTGACCTTGGACTCAATACTAATCAATTCCATAAAATCAAATGGATTCGCTACATTATAGACCTTGTCATAACCCAATTGCACTATCAACCGGTCTGCTACAAACTCAATATATTGTGTCATTAAATTGGCATTCATACCAATCATGCGACATGGAATCGCCTCTGTAATAAACTCCTTTTCAATCTCCACTGCCTCTTGAATAATTTCGTATATCCGTTTTTTATTGAGTTTCTTCAACAATTTGCTATACAACAACACGGCAAACTCGGTATGTAATGCTTCGTCCCGGGAAATCAATTCATTAGAGAATGTCAACCCCGGCATTAATCCGCGTTTCTTTATCCAATAAATGGCGGCAAATGATGACGAGAAAAATATACCCTCAATGGCAGCAAATGCTACCAAGCGGGATGCAAACGAACTGCGATTATCCGCTATCCATTTCTTGGCCCAATTGGCCTTTTTTGCAATACATGGATAGTTCTCTATGGCATTGAAAAGACGGGTTTTTTCGGAATCATCGCGAACATAGGTGTCAATTAATAGTGAGTATGTCTCTGAATGCACATTTTCCATTGCAATCTGAAACCCATAAAATGCCCGGGCCTCGGAAACCTGCACATCATTCATAAAGCGGGAGGCCAAGTTCTCCAAGACGAGGCCGTCAGAAGCAGCAAAAAATGCGAGAACCATACTTATGAAATGTTTCTCGTCGGCTGACAGCTTTTCCCAGTCAGTTAAATCTTGTGCCAAATTGATTTCTTCCGCGCGCCAAAAACAATCCATCTGTTTTTTATACATTCTCCATATGTCTTGGTTGCAAATTGGGAACATAACATAGCGATTATCGTCAGGTTTTAACAAAGGTTCAACAAAATGGGGTTCGGGCGTAGTCATTCTTCCTAAATAATATACTCTTTAGATTTTATACCTTTTACAAAAAATCATTAATGTCTGGTCGTATGGATTAAAAATCCATACGACTAGCATGATGTTAGGTGTGTGGTATGATGCCCATGGGCATCGCATACCATACATCTAGACATTAAGATGCCCATTTTACCAAAACCCCCGATTTTTCTTACCAAATATCATTGCAAACACGTATACAAATGTATAAAATTGAATAATTATATTAAACTATAATAATATAATAATATTATTATATTAACTATATCAATTATAAAACAACTATAAAACAATGTCAAACTCCGCAGAAGAAATACAACAATCTACCTCATCAAATAAAACAAATAAAAAAACCCGGGGTCAATTTTATACTGTTAATAATTCGTATATTTTGGATGGATTATCTGGCCCACCGTCTGAAGCGAGATGTGTAATAGAACCATTTGCAGGAAAAGGCGATTTGTTAGAATGGGTTGAGAAACTAGGAATAACTCTACCAATAGAAGCATATGATATTGAACCCAAAAAAGAAGGCATAATACAACGCGATACTCTCCAAAATCCACCAGATTATGGTAATGCATGGATATTAACAAATCCGCCATATCTTGCGCGAAATAAATGCGACAAAAAAGAAATATTTGATAAATACGATACCAATGATTTATACAAATGTTTCATACTTTCTATAACACAACAGCCTATACCATGTTCAGGTGGAATACTTATTATCCCAGCGGGGTTTTTCCTATCTCCTCGGGACATAGATGTTTGTTGTAGAAATGCGTTTCTCTCCCGCTACAAATTATTGTTAGTAAAATATTTTGAAGAAACTGTATTTCCAGATACGACCACCACAGTCGTTGCATTTTCATTCGTAAAATCATCTGTATTACTTACCGAACAGACCGTAGAATGGATATCTATGCCATCTGGTCAAAAACGCGCGTTTAAACTGACTGCAGAAAATGACTGGATTATTGGAGGAGATATATATAATTTACCAGTTCCCTCACATATAAAAATCAGAAGACATGTAGCTGGACAGGCGTCAAAACCAGGTGAGCAAATTACGTATATGACACTATGCGCATTGGATAGCGGAACACAGGATGGACGTATTCGTTTGGAATACAAAGAAGGATATATATATCCAGCAAAAGACAGCAGTCGTACATATGCAACATTATGTATTCAGGGCCGCACATTGAGTGTGGCGGAACAGCAAACCGTATGCACTCAATTCAATGCCCTCATAGAAAAAAAACGCACAGAAACTTGGAGTCTATTTCTACCCCAGTTTAGAGAATCTAAAGAATACGCACGCAAACGCATTCCGTTTGAATTGGTATATACAATTGTATTGCACATTATTGCAAATTTATAAATATAGATTATATGGATGCTTTTAGCCAGTCAAAGTAATTTTTCAAATCGCCAATATAAACATATTTTTTTATATTTGTAAATTGCGGTTGATTCAACAAATAATTAAACATTGGCATTCTCGCAGCAGCTTCTTCACCGTCAAATATATTGGCAAAGAAACATGTTGTAGTATTTGATTTCAATAAATAATTTAGTTGTGCATCAATAAATGGATAACATTCGTCTCTCAATGTTCTGGTTTGTGAGCCTCCCTTACCTACAACCGATTTCAGATTTATCCAAATAGTATTTTCACATATTTTTTGCATTCCGTCAAAGTTCTCCGTATAATCAAATCCATTTTCGTATTTCATTGGATGTGCAATATCATGCATTTCGCCAGTTCGCTTATTGATGCGCACAATAGTATGAGAACATGGAATCCCCGTTCCTTCTACTATTTTTGCACGTTGATATATTTCGGGTTTCATTGAACCTCCTCCTCCGGCTACTATACCATGTTGTTCGTGTCTAACTTCTTTAGTTATCAAATGTCCAGCAACAACGTCATCCGGACAACGAATGTTTTCTCTAATAACTGCTATATCCAGACTAGCGGGTGTAATAATAGTTTCCATTATTAGTATTCGGTTAGTATAATAAGCTTTTGAAATAATACTTTATATATATTATTATAAAATATATTTCAAAATATATTTCAATTTTGTTTGCAAATCTATGTTCATCGCAATAATCATATAAAGCTTATTTTTATATACAAATACATTATTCAAAATGAACCCTAATGTATTGGTATTTGAAGACGGCGTTCTCCTAAAAGATATAAATACAGATTTCGTATGGCGTGGGTTTTGCTCATCCGCTCACAAAAATGGCCCCATAATGCGATATATACAATCCATTTTACCTCCGCGTTCTCTATTTATTGTTCCACGAAGCGACGGCAATGTAACCCGTAATAATACATACAATGAAGGATATCATCATTTGAATTGGGAAACAGATATAGAACCATATATAAAATATGCAAAGGACACCTCCCGGGTTCTCCTAGTTGGCGTATTATCTTTGCTAGAATACAGAGAACCTGACATAAACTATGTGTATATACCACTAGAGGACGACTTTTTTTCAATGGGTGTAGAACACTGGTTTCCACAGGACCAATTGCTCCCGTGGGAACAGAGAACCGACGAATTGGTATGGCGAGGTGGGTGTTCTGGTATAGGCGAAGGCGAATCACTCCGAATCCGGTTTGCCAAAGAGATATACAAGTATAATCCAAACACCCAAGTGCGATTAGGACGATGGTGGAGTGAAAACAAAGGCATTCCGGAAGAACTTTTCGGAGAACATATGCATCATATGTCAATGACATCGCAGAAAATCTATTTTATTGTAGATGGAAATGTTATTGCGTCCAATCATATGTGGGGCTTCGCAACCGGGGCGGTTCCCTTTTTAATTTCCAATGCATATTGCTGGTTCTCCGAATACTTGAAGCCATATGTCAATTATATACCTATTGCATACGATTTAAGCGATTTAGTGGAAAAACTAGAGTGGGTTAAAAACAACGATGAGGCGGCTAAACAAATCGCACAGGGGGCGCTGGAATTGACTCGCACCGTATTCTCAGCAGACTTTCAGCGCCAATACTTGCGCGAACAATTTTCTAAATATATTCCAATTAAAGAGACATAAATAGGAGAACCGATATAGTATTATTCAAGTTCTCATAAAACGAAATGAAAATCGTGGATTGTTTTACATTTTACAATGAAATGGATCTATTGCAATACAGACTGGCGACTTTATATGAATATGTGGATTTTTTTATACTGATAGAGGCAAATACGACACATGCGGGCCATCCTAAACCTACCTATTATGTGGATAATATGCATTTGTTTGAAAAATACCGCCATAAAATTATTCATATGGTTTCCGATTTACCATTTAAGGTTCCTGCTATAGATTATTCAAAAAACGAACAATGGAAAAATGAGAACTTTCAGCGCAATTGTATAAAAGATTGTGTGCAATTGGAAACGTTGGGATTGTCCAATGGCGACCTAGTCATTATATCCGATTTAGACGAAATTATTGATCCGCAAAGATTGACCGAGTTTCGCGATGGGCGTCTCATTGCATACAAGGGATTTTCATTATCGCAAGATATGTATTACTATAATTTGCATTGTAAAAATACGTGGTTTTGGTCAAAAGCCAAGATTGTGACATATGAATATCTATTGCAAAACGTGCCTGAAGACATCCGGCAAGGTGAATTGCCACTACTTGAACGTGGCGGGTGGCATTTGAGTTATTTTGGCGACGCAGCATTTATCCGCAATAAATTGCTAGAGTTTGGACATCAAGAATACAATTCTCCGGAATATACAGACGAGAATAATATTATACGACGGTTAGAAAATGGGGTTGATTTATTTGGTCGTGGATATGTTCATATGACTCATGTACCCATAAATCAAAACCCATATTTACCTCCATTGTACCACATTTATTTAACAAACTATGTGAAAAATAATGAGGCAGTTTCTAGTGTTCCGATTTACGTGTATTACCATTTATGCTGTATTGCAAATTGGCGTAATATATTTACCCGCATGATGTTCAAATTGAAAAATAGTGGGTTATATAAACTCATTAATGAAATACGTATAACAGTTTTAGGTCATGAATACAATCCATCGGATGCGATATTTAGCGATTCTAAATTGCGTATTCGGTTTCATTCATCCGATATATCTTTATATGAACGTCCGGCATTGAATAATTTGATAGATGATGCCAATACACAACCCGAGTTTTATGTTTTATACATGCATTCTAAAGGTGTTAAACATTGGGGGGACAAAAAAATGGAATCCAATGTGTATGAATGGTGCGAATACATGTTTCATTTCAATGTGTATAAACATCCGATGTGTATAACCGAACTAAATAATGGCGCAAATGCGGTAGGTTGCAATTTGCAGGAACGCGGAGCTCCGTTGCATTATTCGGGTAATTTTTGGTGGTCCCGGTCCAGCCATATTAAAGTTCTCCCTAAAATAGTGGATACTTACTATAATACACCAGAGTTTTTAGTATCTTCTATTGATGGTGTTTATAAATCATTATGGCATTCTGACGTAAATCATTTTCATTCTACATATCCGCCTAAATTGTATGAGAACCGGCCAATTATTATACAAACAATGGAACATAAAAACGGAAATACACATTATTCCTAAATATCTTATAAATATGTTTTCATAATGATATAAATATACAACTGGTATGTAATATACCAGTTATACAACTATAATCAAGATACTCAATATGATAATAAAAAGTTCTCTAAATATGCTACGTCGCAATTGCCATCATTTTACACCCACTACTATTTATAAAACGGCAATTGTGCTAAATAATTTAGTCAGTATAAATGAAAAAATCCAAGAAGAGATAGGAGAACTAAATATAAAAATATCTAATCTGCAACAAAAAACCGACCGGATATACAACCAGATGCAAGAATTGCAATCTGGTATTATAAAAACATATACAAACCATCAATCTGATATGGCTAAAATATATGTTATAAATATATGCTTAGTATGCATGAATCTAATTATTCGGTAGTGGGTATTGCATATAAAGACTTTGTTGAATACATATATAGCATTTTCCTAAATATGTATTTAACCATGTATTTTTTCGTTTGTATGGTATTATTTTCAAATACTTTTTGTTCTGCATTCTTTTTGACTCCCTGGTTGCGAAAACATATTCTGCAAAAGAGTTATCCTAATATTCCTAAATATATCCAAGAACCAACCAAAAAACAATTCTTCGGAATTATTGGGCCCAATATTTTACAGGAAAAAGTCCAGACATTGTTTGAACTGTTTACTGGCGATGGTGTAATACAAGGTATTTTCATAAATGACGACAAAATCACTTTTGCTAAACATCTTATCAATACAGATAAAAGAATAAATGAGGAGAACCAGAAAATCCGGAATCCACACTTTACGGAAACTTTAGGAATGAAATTGCTAAAGTATTTTGGATATTTAATTGGAATAACAAAACACAACAATTTAGGCGCGGCAAATACGGCAATACTACCTATTTCTACACCGGTTGATGAAAATACCACTGCAGCTTATGCTTTATTTGAAAGAGATTCCCCCTATTTATTACACTTTTACCATAATACATCTACCATAAAAACCGTAAAAAAACTACATACGCCATATCCACTTTCTGGCCATTCTAAATACTCTATAAACTGTTGCAGAACCCGTGTAATAGAATCCATTGACTATCGCATTTTTTCCCGAAAAGTAGTGTATTACACAATGAATGAGAACCTAACTCATGTTCTCTCAGAACATACCATTAAAACGAGATATATACCGATTATACATGATTTCTTATCAACCACTGATAGTATTGTTATAGTGGATTCCCCATTAGTATTTGATTTTGCTAAATTGTTTAATGGAAAAATACCTATACGATTTGATAAATCTTTGTGCACCTATATTCATGTTTTGCATAAAAATACTGGGCATGTTTCGTCATACAAATTGCATTCGGCATTTTATGTATTTCATTTTGCTAAATATGTGGAAACATGTAACCAATTGGAAATCTATGCACCACTATACGATGATATTGATTTTGATACCATAAAAATCAAGGGAAGATATCGCAAAATAGTCATAGATAAATGTCATCATACTGCATATGTATGTAATAACTTAGAAACGGAAAAATACAATTTGGATTTCCCAGTGGAAGATATTTTAGGAAATATCATTTTACGTAATATCGCAAAACGTAAAATAAACGGATACGTGAAAGTTGATAATTATATGGCTATAACCAAAAAATGGATGTTTGATGATATATTTTTTTGCGGAGAACCTATTGCAGTTCGCCTAAATAATAAGAATGGATTAATTGCATTTGGAAATAACAATATTTCAGACAGTGCTAAAAATACATCCGGGGGAGTAGTTTTGCTAAATATGGACGATGGAAATATTGTAAGGATTTTGGTAGATTCAAATCTAACTATGGGATTTCATACAGTTTCTATTGTCAGATAAACACATTTGAACTGCGTTCTACAGATGCGTTTCCGAATATATGTGTGTTTGTATCGGACTGATATGTTGCTAAAGTTCTCGCGCTGGCATCTGTCGCATTTACATATTTAGGCATCCAAAAATAGGGAATAATAGAACCCATACCCATATAATTGGTTTCAAATACATATCTATAGTAGTATTGCTCGGCAGTTTTGGGAATATTTGTTTCCACTTTTCTCATAAATGGATTTTGTTTAGCCATTTCTTCATATGTAGTATTACCTTGTAATGGAAATAACCTAGTGCAATAATCCTGCAATATTTGATATAGCGACCGATGTTCTCCACTAACTCCGTCGCTAAATGCCTCTTTTTTCCGCCATAATACTTTATCTGGCAATAAACTTGCTAAACCAGAAGGAGGGATATATTGCTGTTTTGCAAATGCATAGCGCAGCCAATATTTCTCAGATTCTCCGGCAAATTGTCTTAGTGTAGGGGATATAGACAAATAATATTGGGTCCATGCTCGGTCTAAAAAAGGTGTTCTCGGTTCCAATCCATGAGACGAAATTGATTTATCCGACCGCAATACATCAAATGTATGTATATCTTTTAGCAATCGGCGACATTCTTTATCAAACTCAATACAATCGGGTGCATTTTTCATATACAAATAACCGCCCAATAATTCGTCCGAACCATCCCCGTTGAAAATGACCTTTGCCTCGCTATGTTTAGCAATATATTGTCCCAGTAAATAATTACCGATGCTAGCTCTTACTGTGGTTGTATCATAACTTTCTATAGCTTGAATTACCGCAGGAATTGCATTGCAAAAGTCTTCTTCGGTAAGAATAATTTCCGTATGTTTTGTTCCTAAATGGTCAGCAACCATTTTAGCATATTTCAAATCCACCGATTCGGCTAAACCAATACTATATGTTTCTATTGGAGGAAGACCCTTTTGCTTATGATATTCGCTTACTAATGCCGTTATTATACTACTGTCTAAACCTCCGGAAAGTAAACATGCAATTGGGCGCTCAGTAGTGCAACACCGTTTTTCTACTGCTGCAATTAAATAGGTTTGAATACCATCTACAATTTCGTGTACAGATGTTGTGATTTCCATAGGATTATAAAGGGTTTTGCTAAATCCGGTTCGGTGATATACCGTATTTTGTGATATAGAGGTCCATTCAGAACACACTTTATCCGAAAAAGTATATGTAGAATAAGACCCCGGCATAAATTGTATAGTTTGGTATTTTGTTTGAGGAAAATCTATGACAAACTGTGATAAAACTTTCAACTCGGATGCAAATCCTATAGTACATTCTCTATCTACAGAATTGGCTATTTGATTGATACTATATAGTGGTCGGACGCCATATGGGTCGCGCGCAACATATAATAAAGGTTCTCCTATATTATATCGTTGGTCTAACAATACAAATGCGAAGACCCCATCCAATAATTGCAAAGTATGTTCAATACCATATTTCTCATATAGCCATAGAATGACTTCACAATCGGATTGTGTGGATGGTATTATTGGGTCGTCAGTGGGTGAATCCATCATCTCATATAGTTCCTTGTAATTGTATATTTCACCGTTGCAAATAAGTATTATATCTCCCTTAATAAGAGGCTGACTAGACTCATTTGATAGTCCATTTATAGCTAAACGGTGAAACCCGAACATCAATTTACGACTTACCTTGCATAATTGTGAGTTCTCTGGACCTCTTGCCCTACCTTTTTTGAATTGTTTTGAAATAAACTCAATTGAATATTTGTTTTCGTAGTTTAATAGGGAAAATATTCCGCACATGTTGCAAGTTTTGTATAATAGAGAATAGCATTAAATCTTTATGTTATTGCTAAAATTGATATAAAATGAATACGTTATTATATATAATTTGTTAGTTCATGGAGATTTTAGTGTCTATATATGCATTTTTTTCTTATATAAAAGAAAAAATATTTGGAAGACCATATATACCTGTTCCAGAGGATGAAGAAACAGTAGCTGTCTTTGATATGGCGGCAGTATACAATAAAAAATAATAAATACCTAAAAAATATAGAGTAGATATCTTATGTATATATACTCTATAAAGTATGCAAAGTATGCAAAATATGCAAAATATGCAAAATATGCAAAATATGCAAAATATGCAAAATATGCAAAATATGCAAAATATGCAAAATAATACATTTAGATTCAACGATGATTTAGGTAATATATTGGCCAGGTCCCCGGCCCCAGTTATGGGCAAAACTGCAACCGTAAAAACCAAATATGAAGGGTTTGAAGATTATATGACGGTGGATATATCAGATTATAACATATATTCTGAAAAAAACCCAGATATTTCCCCAAAGTATACCATGATTTCTAAAGCAGAATACCTTCAAACGCCAGACTCGTCTGAAACCGAATCACAAAATACAAATATATCCGGTGTAGACTCAAAAGAATATCCAGATTATGATGACGTTCCAATTACGACAGCACCACCTGTTCCGGATGTAATTGCGTCAAAATTATTAGAGCAATCTAAAATGAGCACAATTAATACAGTGTATATTGGTTCTCTTACTGTAATTGGATTATATGTTTTATTTCGTTATATGAAGTATTGAAGTATTGAATAAAATATATAAATAATATATATTGTTTACATTATGAACAATCAAACCGCTTCCTCTAACGTTTCTATGCTGTCTGCTAGTGTTGCTATATCATCCCCCATCAAAAATACGGTTTTACAATCCGCCGATTTGGAGTTTGATTTCGGATTATGCCATTTACAGTATAGTTACTGTAGTTGTTGGCTTTATAGATGATGAACCAGAAACGAATAATCCTACAAAAGAAAGCATGCGTGCAATACATATACCATCCAGTTCTAACCCCATACCCATACCGGTAATAAAAAAAACATATGTATACGGATATGGGTTTTATTCGTAGATATACTCACAAATATTCAACATATATTTACCAGTCATATCAAATACAACCGGAATACAAATAGATATATTGGTATAGATATTGACCGCATCATTTGGCATCTTAGATTTGTAACATTCGCTAATATCAATATAGATACGATTTTTATTGACAATAATATTCCCCCAATATATTTCGCCAGGTTGTATAGTTATTGATGTATAGCGAACCTTTGATTTTAATCCATACGACCAGACATTAACGCATTTAGTATGACGTAATATTTTGAATGCGGGTCTTTTAGGAGGAACTATATTTGTTCGTATAGTTTTCATTTCAAACTCTTTTGTAATAGGTTCCATAATTTTCTTATAGGATATTTAGTATATTACGAACAACATACTAAATAATCAATTTTGTTATATTACCATGTTTATAACCGTATTCGTTTATATAACTCTAATGCAACTAATCCGCCCAATATTTGGGCAATGCAATATGGCAATATTTCTACATTTGTAATTTGACCAGCTGCGGCCATGGTAATAGTAATCATTGGATTAATAAATCCACCGGAAATATTTTTGGTCAATAATACAGCCAATGTTAATGCAGCCCCTATTGCTAATGGATTTCCAGTTGCTAAAACTACATATACGAAAAATATGGAACCTAAAAACTCTACTAAATACTTATTCAACATCATATTTAAACAATAATTAATCTATATAACTATACTAGATTTTTATTGGCATAAGATGTTCGTATTATAGATTTTCATACCACACACCTAGACATTAACACTGAGTTTTGCAATAGGTAGATTTATTCAAACAGTCGTATGGAACACTGCATCCCAAATTATCCAGGTCTATCAATAATTCTTTTGTCCGGTCAGTATTGTTGTTTATTTTGGTTGGTTGTTGTGTAACTGGATTAAATTGCAGATTAGAAGAATATGTAAAACAAACGGCGCCTGATGTTCCTGGAGTAGCGACGCATTTTGGCGGAACCACGTATCCACCCGCTCTTGCACGAATAAGTGCTTGTCTAGCCGTATTTGTATCCACATTTGTGGTAAATCCAATAGGCGTGTTTGCGGCATTCATGCTACCTTTGCCAATACTAAGATTTCGCCGATTTGTTGTAACTGCCGAAGCATCGCGGTTTCCATACCATTTTTTAGCCATTTTTTGGGGTTGTGTCATAGAATTGGATGCGGTTGACAATTCAACGAAGTTTTGACGACCGATTGAGAATGACCCGGCTCCATCTGAAGTAAGGTCTTTTTGTGGCATAGCATTTTGACTGTATAATATACCATTATTGATATCATTTCTCCTATACATAAACATTTGAAGCATATTGTGTAGTATATTATACAGTGGTATAATATTTTACTGAATGTTATTTGTGGATACTATTAGGTAGATAGATTATCTCCTACGAACCGCCATCAAAGGAACATATGCCGAGTTTTGGTATCCGCCATTTTTCAAATCATTGAAGTTGCGGTTTTGTGCCTGTAGTTTTTTGTATTTGATATAGTCCGATGAATCGGGAACGTATTTCACATTGCAAGTAGATGAGGGAACACCGGTTCCATCGCAATTTGAAATAATGGACCCAATACGACTCTTCCATCCGGGTTTGTCGGCATTGACTTGGTTTGGTCCTCCGCATACATAGTTTTTGCGTTGCAAAAAATCGCCTAAATTGTTTACAGCGCGAAACGGAGTTACGATGCGAGCATTACCATTATATGTCCCATTTGTATAATTAGTATTCCAACTATTTACTAATACACGACGTGCCATAACTTGTTCGCTAGCTTTTTCATTTCCAATAGTTTGAATAGGAGACCATCCATTAAATGGTCCACCGCCTAGATTTGGTCCTGATGCCATTATTATATACTTAGAATAGAATATATTTTAGCAATATACTATATAATGTCTCTAAGCCACAATAGTTCTCATAGTTCAGAAGACTCTGATAACGATTCCATTGAAAGTGCAATCAGTATAGGGGATTTAGCTAATAACCCAGATTTGGAAGAACTTGTAAAATCCAAAACCTATTTCAAATATGACCCGTTATGTCTTCGTAAGAAATCAAATTGGAGTAAAACGAAAAACGAGTATAAGTTTGACACCCCCGAGTTTGACCCAATTAAATTGAATGCTGATATACATTCACATTCTCCTAAATTGGAAAGTTTATTAAAACGCATTGAAGACCTTGATAAACGCGATATGGAGAGAGATGGACGCAAATATAAACATTTTATTTTTTCAGATATAAAATCCGGGTTATATGGTGCTAAACTCATTGCCGGTGCATTACTGGCTAAAGGAATGCATTTGGGATATTCAGCTAAAGCAAACCCTCCAAAGTCAAAAAAGGCATACCAAAAAATTGAGTTGGATGAAGATGCGAAATTATTGAGAACCAAGTTCAATAATTTTTATTTGCTTTCTTCAGTGGCAGTTTATGACCAACCTATTAGCGTTGTTATGAAAAAAGCCATTCTAAAAAAGTTCAATGAACGCCCGGACAATATTTATGGAGAACTTGCACGTATAATAATTATGGACAGTGGATATAAAGAAGGTATTGATTTATTTGATATCAAATATGTCCATATTTTTGAACCTCAAACTACTATGGCCGATCAAAAACAAGTTATTGGCAGAGGAACCCGTACTTGTGGTCAAAAAGGACTACAATTTCATCCCACTAAAGGTTGGCCACTCTATGTTTATATATATGATATAGCTATTCCTCAAGAATTACAGCGGCAAATGTTGGGTTCTCCTACGCTCTTTGATTTGTATATGAAAGCATTGAATATTGATTTCCGTTTGTTTAATTTTCAACATGATTTAGAAAGAAATACTGTGTATGGTTCAGTAGATTATGAATTGAATCGTGCTATACATAATTTTGCTATTGAACCGGACGAAGATGATGTCATGTTTGGAGGCGCTCACCGAAAGTTTGTTATAAACCAAAAAATGCCTAAACTCATTTTAGGCCCTGAAAATCCTAAAATAGATTTTATTGTCCGTCCACCGATTCAACACGAAATGTCATTTGAAGAAACTCGTGAGTTTGTGGCTAAATATTTCAAGGATTTTGAATGGAAAAATGTGAAAATGGAGAACAATTGTGTGGAAAAAAAAGGAGGTGCATCTGAGTTGCTAAATTATACACCTACACAAGGATTTGTGCAAAGTTATTTTAGTCCTGAAAATCCCATAAAAGGAATGCTTTTGTGGCACTCTGTCGGAACTGGTAAAACATGTTCTGCTATAGCTGCTGCGTCATCCTCTTTTGAAAGAGCCGGATATACAATTCTATGGGTAACTAGAACCACGCTAAAGAATGATATATGGAAGAATATGTTTGACCAAGTATGTAATGAAAATATCCGCGAGTTAATTGAAAGTGGTGTGAATATACCAAATGAACAATCTAAACGCATACGTCTATTGTCAAAAGCGTGGAGTATTCGGCCAATGTCATACAAACAATTTAGCAATTTAGTAAGAAAGGAAAATAGTTTCTATGACGCATTGGTTAAGAAAAACGGCGATGCCGACCCGCTGCGAAAAACACTGCTTATTATTGATGAAGCCCATAAATTGTATGGTGGAGAAGATTTGTCTTCCATTGAACGTCCAGATATGAAAGCACTCGTAGCCGCTTTACAAAACTCGTATTTAGTAAGTGGCGCCGATTCAGTCCGTCTATTACTCATGACAGCGACTCCTATTACTGGAAATCCAATGGAACTTGTCAAATTGCTCAATTTGACTAAACCTATAGACCAACAGATGCCAGAAGATTTCGCTGATTTTTCGGATATATATTTGAATGAAGAAGGCAGGTTTACTGTAGCCGGCGAACGCCAGTATTTAGATGATATAGCCGGACGTGTGAGTTATTTAAACCGAGAAAAAGACGCACGTCAGTTTTCCCAACCCATAGTAAAGTTTGTCCAATCTCCATTGGTAGATAATATAAAAGAAGTTGCTAAATTGGATAAACAGTTATTCCGCGAACAAATATTGGGGGATTTAGCCGATTTACAAAAACAAGTGGAGGAGAACAATAAAGAAATAGATGGCGAACTTAAGGGAATAAATGCACAACGGTTCGGGTTTTTGAAAACTAAATGCGATGAACTTGATGGAAAGGCTAAAAAAGAATGTGAAAAAGTTGTCCGTGCTCATATAAAAGACATAGTTGCAGAGGCAAAAGACTCTATACAAGTAATCAAAGACAACATAAAGGCTTTAAAAGAATCAATCAAGGAAAGAAAGTCATTTAGGAAAGAAACATTGGGTGCTATTAAAGCCGATAATTCCCCGGAAACAATGAGTAAGCTAGAAGAATTAAAACAATCAATGTATTACACAATTGCGCACCAATGTGGAAAAAAGATAACAGATAATAAACAATTGGAAGAGGCTGTCAAACAATTACCGCAAGTATCCGAAATTGATACAAAAATACAAAAACTAGACGACCGTATTGAAAATAGTAAACAACAATTGCAAATATCTATACATGCCCATAAAAATCGCCTAAAGTATATAAAATCAATAACAAAGACCGATATAACACAAGATGAGCGTAATTTACTGCGGAAAGTTTTGAGAGAAGAAACGAAAAAAGGTAATGTCAATGTTAAAACTAATACTAAATCTATAAACGATTTTGAAAAAGACATAGCAAAAGAAAAACGCCAAATCGCAAAAACCAGGAAGGCGGTTGTTCGTAAAATCAAAAAACAAATAAATAAAACAGTGAAAGAACAAAAAAAAGAAGCTAAAGAAATAGAAAAGGCGGAAAAAGCAGAAGAAAAAATACGGCAAAAACAAGGCATATTTTTAAAAGAGTTAAAGAGCGATTACTTGAAAGGATTGGTTGAAAAACATAAACCAGATATAGAACGCCAGATTGATGCTATACATGATAAATATGCTGATATGGCAGGAGAAAAACAAGCTGCTCGTGAAGCTAAAATTGAAAAAGCTATTCATAAAGCAACTCAGAAACGACAAAAATTGATAGAAGCTGAACACAAAAAAACAATGAAACATCAAAAAGATTTAGCTAAAGAGGCTGAAAAGGCCGAAAAAGAGGCACATAAAAATGCCGAAAAAGCGGCTAAAGAAGCTGAAAAACGGCATAAGGAGGCAGAGCGGTTGGAAAAAGAGGCGCATAAAAACGCCGAAAAAGAAAATAAAGAACGTGCTAAAGAATTGGAAAAACGGGCCAAAGAACAAGAACGTTTAGCTAAAGAGCAAGAAAAACTAGAAAAAGAGGCGGCAAAGGAGGCCGAAAAACGTGCTAAAGAATTGGAAAAGGCGGAAAAAGCACAAGCCGCGGCTACAAAAAAATTACAGACAGAACAAAAGAAACTAAATAAAACAGCAAAGAATCAATAATTTTATAGTAATATAGATATGTCAAATATATGAGAGTGGTTGCAATAATCCATATTGTTATAATGCATAATTATAACAATAAATCTTCTATTTCATTGTCAGAAAGCTGATGATATGTTTGGTCATATTCAAGTTCATATACCATTTTTTTGACATAATGGCGAGGTTCTTGTATTGCGAAGATATTCGGATGCGAAGCGGTATGATATCGCGAAAACTCTGGAGAATGAACTTCGCAAGAGTTTGCAGGAGTTTCATTATACCCATAATAGTATAACTCGCTATCATTACAATCGTTTTCACAGCCATACCAAATGCAAATATAGGTATCAAACCAGCGCCTGCGTTTGAATGTGCTTTTTACAAAGAGGTCCACCCTTCCATTTATAATTGGCGGGATGTTGGTTAATATATTGACGTGTTCTTGAGATAATACTAATGGCGACATGGCACAAATATTGTATATAGTAGTTGGGGGTCCGGGGGTGGGTATGTAATAAGAGTTATATCAATTATGCAATTCTATTTTGTTTTTCCTAAATAATCAATTTTCCGAATATTTTTCAAATTGTCTTTTATTTCACATAGTTCTTTGTGAATTTTATACTGGGTTGGATATACCACTAATAACTGAAACCCTAGAGTAGTTGAAGAAACGGCTAAACAAAGTCCCGGAAGAAAACGGCGATACATATATGTATGTTTTTCACATAAAAAACATATAAATATATAAATGTCGGATTTGGAAGACACTAATGAAACGGGTAGTATACCCGAACCAATGAACAATATAGATAAACTTACATTGGAGCTTTTGATAAATAAATCGCAATACAAAAAATATGTGCAAAAAAACGATCCTGCTAAATATTCGGAGAACCAAATATATTTAGGAAAAATAGAGAAGTATCGCTATAAAATAGAACACTTGTTCTCCACATTGATGGAAAACCCGGAACAACAAATAACAACTGATATTGACCGAGACTTTTCATTTTTTGTGAAAACATGTATTCAGTATTTTGAATTGAAAGAAATGGAGAACACTGCCGAAGATCACAATGGTGATCCGATAGATGATGAAACTTTATTTGGAAATATAGACAATACACATTCGGCATCATCTTCTCTTTGGGGAAATAAAATAAATAAAACGGGGAAGGTATCCGCTTATATGCCTAAATATACAATGGATAGTTATGTCCGAACTAAAAAATTATAAGTTCTTTTTAGCGTGTTCAAGGAGAACTTCCGCATCAATCAACAATAAGTCTAAATCATTGATTTTATCTATGTCGTGCGTGTTCTCCTTTTTTTGAATTATAGCAGTACACAAACGTTCAATGCTATGTTTGTAATGCGCGGTTTTTTCACCCATACCTTTTGTTTTTGCTAAAATCATCCATCCGAGTTTTTCAAACATCGCTTTATACCATCCATGTATACCATCAAACGTGGCATCGCAACATTTATAATCGTGTGATTTAACAGTTTTAGACTGTTTTCGGTTTCGTCTGGTTTGTTTCGGCATTATTTTGTTATTATAAATTATCTGTATATTTTATAAAAGCACGTCAATAATGTATAAGACCCATCGCAAAAATCGTCGCTATAGGAAACCGCGAAAAACTTATAAAAAGGGAGGAACCAAAAAAATGAATTGTAGCCCGGTAGTTAAAAACAAAACAGTCAATTCATCTACTTGTTATACACCAGATGTTCTCATTAAGATAAAAAATGCATATAACGAAAGCCATAGTAAGGATGAATATATTCCTTGGTCTAATCCGCAAGAAATATGGAGAACATTGAACAAACGGCTTATCAATTGTAGTAAAGAGGACTGTTGGTTATCAACTATACGCAATAAAAAACTAGCACAAGAATTGGAAGACATTATTTTTGCACCGGAACATCCACCGGAATGGCTAAACAATCCGAACGAATGGCTCACTGACTTGGATATATCCAACGTCATGAAACAGTATGAAAAAACGTATAAAAACTTCAAGTTCATTGGACCGTCGCCCATTGATTTTGACACGCGGGTCAAAAGAGGCGACCTACCGTGGGCCAAGCCGGGTAATAGTAGTGATAAAGTTTGTGTATGGGAAGAATTGTGTCATTTGAACTTGGCTAAATTGCTAAAACGTGGTATAACACAACTCGGAATGGTATTCAATTTAGATAGATATGATGAACCGGGTTCTCATTGGGTATCGTTGTATGTTAGTTTAGGAGAACAAGGCAAATTGAGAAAAAGTAATACTGGTGGAACCATACCTAAATCACATGAACAAGAAGGTCCATTTGTATTTTATTTTGATAGCACTGGAAGAGAAGCTCCTCCGGAAATAAAGACACTAATAAAAAATATTCAAAATCAAGCTGAAGCCCTTCAACCGCCAATGAAGATAAAATTGTATAATAATAATGGCCAAGACCACCAAAAGAGTAATACAGAATGTGGGATGTATTCGCTGTTTTTTATTATTACGATGTTAACTGGGAAAATGGAAGACCAAGATGAGCCAAATGGAGAACTTGTATTGGATTTTAATGGCAAAATAGTATTATTTAGAGACGCTATTATACCGGATAAATATGTTGAAATATATAGACATAAATATTTCAATAAACCTGAGTAGAGGTTGTATTATACAATAATATAGAGATCTACTACTAATGCTAAAAGCATTGGAAATTGCCAGGCTGAAAATATGTCTTTATAGTGATTGTCCTTGTATAACAATACAACTATAAAAATGTAAAAACTTAATAACAGCAATAACAAAAATAATGTTTTGAATGTTATTTTGACGATATTTGGATTAACCATCTATATACAATACGTAAATATTTTATGTATTGTATATATATGCCGAAAGATAAACACAATAAAAAATATACACAAAAACATGGTGGGCATCGTAAGCGAAAGGCAAAAAAATCGCGAAAACTCGCGAAAACTACCACCAAAAGAGTTCATGGAGGGGTATCCACTAGAAAATATGTGTATAAACAAACACACAAAAAAAGTGCGCGAGAGTATAAACCAAAACATATTGGTGGATTACGCAAAGATAGTATAGTAAGTGTTGACGATGTAGATACAATAAATATTTTAAAACAATTTATATTGCATTATTATACACACAACCAAAATTCCGAAGTAGTAATAAAAAATGACAAAGATATACAAAAGTTTCTCCAGTTTGAAAAAATACACGCACGAAGTTTGACTGACGAACAATTGGCTATCATGCAAAATCTGGCAATGCAATTTGTAGACGAAAATTATGGGGTTTCCTATGTTGATTTAGGTTTAAAATATTTTCAAAAGTTTATGATAGCAATTGTATTGTATTTTATGAATGATATTGAAATTGAAGATAATACAGAGTTTATATTGAAAAAACGTATAACAAATAATATGCCGTATTTAGATGTTATTCATACACGTTCTGGACATGAAACCACATATGATGTAAATGAAATGTTTGCTCTTATTAAATCTGAAGTTGTAGATGAAAATAAATACAAGGATGATTTAAAGAAGTCTATATTGAAAAAGTTGAGATTCAATACCAAGTTTGGGTTACAACCATTTGAATCCGGTGGAATGGCAGCGGGTCCTGGAGCCCCTGCGATGGTAGGTCATCATGGAGCCCCTGCGATGGTAGGTCATCCTGGAGCCTCTGCGATGGTAGGTCATCATGGAGCCCCTGCGATGGTAGGTCATCCTGGAGCCTCTGCGATGGTAGGTTATCCGAGTAGTCATATAGGTAGTAATCCTTTGATTGATAGTACGATGAATAATGAACCTAGTGATATGAATAGTAAGGATAATTCTGTTTTTTCTTTTTTCGGTTTATCTGGTAATAAAGACAGTGAATTATCCAAAAAAAAATCATCATCATCACAATCATCATGGTTTCCCTTTTTGTTTACTGGTAAAAATAATAACAATCCTTCAAGCAATAATAACAATCCTTCAAGCAATGACGACTTCGGCTATTATGACAATCCAATGTATAATCCAATGATAACATCATCTAGTATACCATCACTTGGTCAACCCAACCAACAACTTGGTCAACCCAACCAACAACTTGGTCAACCCAACCAACAACTTGGTCAACCCAACCAACCACTTGGTCAACCCAACCAACCACTTGGTCAACCCAACCAACCACTTGGTCAACCCAACCAACCACTTGGTCAACCCAACCAACCACTTAATACAAATAGAGCAGGTATTGTGAAAAATCCGAGTTTTAAAGTAAACGATATGATTTTTTATACAGCAAATGATAATTTTAATATTCCGGGATGGATAACTTACAAGTTTGCAAAAGCAAACGGCATACAACTATACAATGTGTTATTACGTGATGGCAGTACTATAATATCACCGGAAAAAAATATTTCAAATAGATACAAAGACGTAAAATACGGAAATGACAGTTTTATGATTGGTGAAAAAATTATTAATAAGGGCGAATATATTAACTACAATGGTAAAGAATATCAAGTTATATTTATTTCAGATGATAGAATTACTTTACAAGATAATGATGGAAATATAAATTTTGCAAATAAATTAGACCCGAAATTAACAACTGTAAATGCAGTTCCTATAAATGAACATTTAATAGCTAGTGCCAATCCTGCTAGTGCATCCACGAATAAGCCGAATCCTATGTCTGCAAAACCTGATAATCGTGCAGTTAATGAAAAATATTTTGACCAGAATGCCCAAAGTTTCGAAGAGGCTAGAATTGCTGATTATTCTAATATTGATAGTCATGATTCAGCTGCATATTCAGCTGCATCTTCAGCTGCATCTTCAACTGCATCTAAATCACGCAACCAGATTAACCAACAGTACAAAGTCGGAGACGATGTAACAGTTAATAGATCACAATACAAATATCCTGGGTGGATTACTTTTGTATATAATGATAATACATATAATGTAAATTACAGAGATGGTGGTTATGAGAGAAAAGTTGATCATGTCAAATTAGAAAAGTATGTTGTAAACGCACCTAATCATGGTTTACAAGTTTTTCCAAATGATAAAGGTCTTGCTATTGGAGACGCAATTCAATACGATGGCAAAGATTTTACTGTTATATTTATTCAACCAGAAAACGACCCTAACCCAGTTATTAACGTTCAAAACAATACCACTGGAGAAATAATAAATACAAGAATGGGAGATCCAAAAATACAATTACTAAAAAAATCATAATCGTCATAGGAATATATACGCACACTCAAAAGAATATAAACATATTTTGAAAATATGTTTATGGCACAACAATATATAACTATAGAAAATCAGAATTTATTGTGGAAAACAATCAATCGTTCTCCTCAATTTGTAAATAATACAATTCAAATCAATAAAGAACAATGGTTTAGTGGTATTATAAAACGGTTTTATGAACAGATAAAATCACCGAGTTTGTCTATGGCAGAATTGAAAACATTAAATCAACAAACAATCGCGTATATGGTGGGTGATTTAAAACGTATAGAGTCATTGCATATACCATATACCCCAACACCCCAGGGTGCTATAGAACCTTCGCATGCACCCCAATCCGCAGGTCGTTCTCTAGATTTTGCAAAAACGAATTGGAGTTCGCCAAATATTCTAAGTGGCGCCGCGAATGCAATTGAAACTCCCCAAACTAGGATGAGTATGTATAATGACCAATTTAATGCCCGACAACAAGAATATACAAATATGATAAAACCACCGGCTCCACCCATTGCGGACTTCAGTGAAAAAGTAGAAGAGGATGCTATAACAAATATGGAAGAGTTATTACAACAGCAAATAAAACAGCGCGAATACGATGTTGCACAAGTAAGACCTCCCCCACCAGCTGCATTAACTGGTAATACAACTCCTATAGAACCATTATCTCCGTCTAAACCAGTAGCTAGTCAATATACCAATTTGGAATCATTGACTACTATTATACAGGATTTGACGAAACAATTGGCGGAACTGAGGGATGAAGTTCGTGTTATTAAAGAAAACGCTTTTGTGAAAACACCGGTAATTCAATCCGACAGAACAGAAGACGTGGAAGATGCCATATAAGTTGTATGGCCAGATAATAACTAAACATTTTCCCTAAATATATATAAAAATATGTCAATATGTATATTTAGTTTAACGATATTTATTATCTACACATGCAAATATCATTGTTCTCCAAATTGTTTCAATTTGTTATGTTAATTACGGCGCGACATAAAATAGATGAATCGCACGGAGTATCACATAGTATGGATGTATTACACTTTGCGCACAATATTTTCAATAATGAAGTATACCGAAATCCTGAATTGGTTACGCAAGAACGTCTTATATATGTGTCTGCCATTATACATGACATGTGTGATAAAAAATATATGAATGAAAAAGAGGGCGTTGCTGAAATAGAAAATTATTTAGGAGATAAACTTTCATCATTGGAAATAGAAACCACTAAAAAAATAGTTTCAACCATGTCGTATTCTACTGTTAAAAAAAATGGATTCCCCGATTTAGGAATGTATATGCCAGCGTATCATATTGTCAGAGAATCGGATTTGCTTTCGGCATACAATTTTGACCGAAGTATGATATATCACATGCATAATAGTAATGCTTCCGCTGAAGAAGCATTTCGTAATGCGAAAGACCTTTTCAAAACTCGTGTATTTAGGCACGAAAAAGATGGGCTTTTTATAACTGAGTATGCTAAATCATATTATCCATATTTACAAAACAAAGCTCTTGCTCGTATAAATGCATGGGAACGTATATTATCAAAAAAATATTGACAAAATATTGACAAAAATATATATGCAAAAATTATATGCCAAGTAAGACAAAGAAATATAGAAATCTTCATTTAGAAAAAATATCCGAACCTAACAAATCTAAATATTGTGTAGATATTGAAGGCGGAAATTGCTGTGAAAATGCACGTGTTATATTATATCCTTGTCATAAAGGCACAAATCAAAAGTTCTATCACAATAAAACAACCAAACAGTTGATTTCAAAATCATCTGATAAATGTTTAGAAAGAATCAAAAGGGGAATTGTCCAGAGGAAATGTAAATCTGCTAAAAAGTCGCAAAAATGGACGAGAACTCAAATAAGTAAAATCTACAAAAAACTACCATTAGTTATCCCGTAAAATGATGTTATATGAGATGTAATATCTGGTCATATGGATTTTTAATCCATATGACAAGCATGATGCCCTAGATGTATGGTATGTCATGCCTGTGGGCATTATATCACACACCTAGACATTAAGTGAGCTAAATAATATATAAAAAATACATAAATATATTTTTATATGTATGTATATACAAAAATGGATATTCCTAAATCTTCAAACATTTCTATAACACAAAATATTAATGTTTCCAAAAATCGCCTAAATATTCCGGACTTGTTAAAACATATTCTGTATATCAATTTAGATAGTCGCCCAGATCGCCTAAATCATGTCCAGAATGAAATGAATAAAATGCGGGTTCTCGGAGAACGCGTGTGTGCAATTAAAATGCCGGACGGTGCTATAGGATGCACTATGAGTCATATCAAATGTTTGGAATTGGCTAAAACTCGCGGATGGCCGCAAGTATTTATTTGCGAAGATGATATATCTTTCCTAAATCCCGAATTATTAAAGGAGAACTTGCTAAAGTTCTCCGAAAATGCCCAAATAAAATGGGATGTATTGATTATTGGCGGTAACAATTGTCCGCCATATACACGTATAGCCGACTATTGCATTAAAGTGTCTAATAATCAAACAACTACTGGATATATTGTCCGGTCTCATTATTATGATACTCTTATCGCCAATTTTAGAGAGAGTGCTAGACAACTATTGAGAGAACCTACAAAACGCAAACAATATGCCCTGGATATTTATTGGAAAAGTCTACAAAAGAGCGATAATTGGTATATGATAACTCCACCGACAGTAGTGCAAATGGACGATTATAGTGATATAGAAGGACGCAACGTTGCATATAGCGGGTTGATGTTGGATTTAGACAAAGAATGGTTAATAAAACAACAATTAGGTAAAATGTGGTAGACCGGGTTATTTAGCCGAACCATTTCCTAAATATAAAAACGACGCCATGACATTTTTGTTTTTTTGCTCGTATTCCATTGTCCGCAAACTGGACTGGTATTGTCGCTGCATCATTTTCTCCTGCATTTCGCGCTCCCGGTTCGCCAATATAGCTTCCGCCTCCGTTTTCTCTAAAGGTTTCCCCACGGTTTCGGCCCGGGCCCGATTATACTGGTCTACCGATGCATATTTAGGGACTTTTGCATAGTCAGCTTCACTTACCGTAAAAACCGTTTGGTCTTTATGCACTTTTCGCAAATCTTCATATTTCAATTTGCTAAAAGGGTCGCATGAAACATACTCGTCTGACTGCGCGTCATCATCATCGTATAACCCCGCCCCGGGGCCGGGTTGTCCTCCCGCATACAAACTTTGAACCCCTGTATATTTAACCATTCCTTGGTTCTTCTGTTTAATGTTCTCCAATACTTCGCCCATATTTTTGGTATTGACGTGGGCGTCAATTGTATATGTGGGGTCATCGGTTTTGAACCAGGCGTTTCTTTCTGGGTCGGGTTTTCTAGCCATATTTTGCTCAAATAATTCATTGAACTTGTCATGGAACTTTTTTTCACCCATTTTTTCTATAACAGTAGAGACTTGTTGGACAGCAGAGGTGGGTGCTTTTATAGGAACATAGGCGGTATTTGTCGCAGAAACATCCGCATTTTGTTTGTTTTGGTTCTCGTAAAACTGACATACAACGTCAAATGCCTTTTTGTAAAACAAAAAGTAATCGGCGGGTAATTTGGATTTATCGGGATGTAGCATCAGTACCTTTTTTTTAGCACGTTTCAAGTCTTCCGTTGTTATATGATATTTTAAGTCAAAAATACCGAGTAATTCTTCTAGCGAATAAGTATTTATATTTAGATTGTGGGCAGGGGAAGCCGCCGCAGGCGGTGAACGTTTAGCAGCACAATTCATTTGAACTGGTTGGTTTCCATTGGGACGATATCCGTCAGGTATTCTATAACTAGGGTTATTATTCATATTACTATTTGGCGTGAAAATGTTTTGCGGAGTTTTCCTAAATATATTTAGGAAAAAGGAATTATAGAAAAACACGTATTTATAAATACATATCTATAGATATACGATGCCTGGACTTCCGATTTTAGACAAAATAGATAACGTTAAACAATTTGGCGAATATTTACAGACTAATCCTGGACTAATTATTATCAAGTTTGGCGCCGAATGGTGTGGTCCATGTAAAATGATTGAAAAACAAGTTCATGATTGGTTTGACCGTATGCCGGCGACAGTTCAAGGGTTCATTATTGATGTAGATGAATCATTTGAGCTATATGCGTTCTTAAAAACGAAAAAGATGGTTAATGGCGTTCCTGTTATATTGTGTTATGACAAGGGAAACTTGAATTATATACCATCAGATAATATAATTGGAGCCGATAAAGTGGGTATAGATGCATTTTTCAATAGATGTTTAGCAAAAGTTAATGCCTAAGTGTATGGTATCATGTCCACTGGCATCACATACCATACATATAGAATCATGCTGGTCATTAAATAATTTCGCAAAATCATATAGATAGAGAAATATTATGAGTAAACCCGAATCGGTGGAAAAAAACTATACAGAAATGAGTTCGCGTTCTGTCATAGATGTTGCAAATCAAATACTGGTTATTATTCCAGATAAAGAATATATGTTAAAAAAGGAAATCGTAAAATATTGCGAATCTATATCCAATAAGGCTCCTGAAATACTTAGAGGAAGTATTTGCTGGATACCGTTTGTGAATATTTTGAATATACATGTATCCGTTTTTGATGAAGAATGGAAAATACGTGCACGGAATATTATAAACAATGTTCCAGAATAGAATATGCTTGGTTATAAGTTGTTTATATAACACATAAACAACTTATTGTTTGGCTACAATGATGTAGATATTACTCGGATTTTTGCTGTTTAGATTTTTTCTCTTTCTTGGATTTGCGGCGCTTTGTTTTTCTGGACTTTTTCACAGACTTTTTACTTCCACCTTGCTTTTTGGTTCTGCGCTTTTTCTTTTTACCACCAACACCAAACATGCCTTCGCCTTCGCCAGAACTTTCACCCGCGCCTTCTCCGGAACCTTCGCCCGTACTTTCACCTTCGCCCGCCGGGGATTCTGACCCGAACATTTGAGAAATAGCTGATTCAGACTCAGGTTCAGACGCAGATTCTGCTTCAGGTTCTGCCACCGGACTTTCAGTTGAACTACCATCGGATTCATATACAGATACTATAGCCAATGCTATCCCAGTAAATGCTAATGCACCATAGGTTAAATATGATAAATTATTAAATTGCATTAAACTCATGATACTATATTTATATAGTATCAAGATAATTTTATATTTAAAGTAAAATGCTAAATATGCATAAAACTATTTGCAAATAAAAATTATATGTAAAAGTATTTGTATTTCTATACAATAAAATGAAATCAGAATATTTATGATATTTGTATATATTATTTTACTATTACTGTACTTCTAGATACTTCCATAGCAGCCAATTCTTCTCTGTATTTTCTTTCGTAATTAAAACGTGCATACCAATTATCCTTTATATCTTGGGAAACCTTAACATTTAAGGTCTTTTCATATTGTTCGGGTGTATCAAAATACATCGTATTGGTATCACCCCGGCATTCGCCAGTTGCCATTCCAACCTTGAAAAAGATATATTCGTCAGTCTTACCTACGCGATAATTTGAATGAAATGCGCCGCCAATTGCACTACGAATCATTCTTCCAGGAGTATCGGAACATGTGTATAACTCAATTGCTACACGTTTTTGAACGGGTTCACCACCACTAATCTTGGTAGTTGTTCTGTAAAGCTTGTTATAGCCGGGATCTAGACGTTTGGCTTCTGCAATCTCCTTACGCCGAATCTTCGCAACCGAATTCGCCATAGCAGAGCTTGCATAAGATATAGAAACGCTGGTTTCATCGTCGCTATATTCTTCGCCAATGTAATTTCCATATTCGTCGTGCATTGTTATTTGTATAGAGGAGTAAGTTTAGTAATAAAACTGGAAAGGGAGTTATATACATATGTTAGTGAAGTATCTTTAAATAATTTTTATAATAATATATCACGAAACATATAAACAGAATATATATATATATAAATATTATACGATGTTTGCCGCACTTGAAGCTATAAAAAATACATTATTTGCATTCACTCCGCTACCATCTACAGTAGTTCGTCCAATGGATACTATAACTAGTGTAATAGATGATGATGTTGATGATGCAGATAGTATAACCGAACCTATCATTGATAAACCTGACCCAATTCCGAAAGAATCCGAACAAGTAGATGTTTTTGACAAACATCCTTATACGGTTAAAAATCTGGTTTCGGGAGAACCGGAGGATTTTCATTATTTACATGGCGAAAATCTCGCTCAATCCTATGATTTTTGTTTGAATAAAGGACCCATGATTAAAATACATATTTGTATGGTTGCCATGGATTTTCAATGCAATTATTCTGGAGAACATTTACCATTCCTCCGATTTCTTATGGAATATGGGTCATCCAGTATTGATTTTCCTAAATGTGAAATAATATGTAATGCGGAAGGGGATGCCTATACAGACGACGCAAAAATGTCGGAAATGGATACGTATTTTCACAATGAATGCAAGAAACGCTTATTGGATTTTTTTGCAATTGAGGAACAATCAATTAAAATCGGGGATATTGGAAAACTCCTAAATAAATCCTATCGCGGATACAAAGAAATTGGCGGTGGGGGGATTGTCGTAGTTTTTGATATAACCGATTTCCTAAATATACCACTGAGACCTTCTGCGAATCCGGCGTGGGTTGTATTGGACGATTTTATTGAACCGGTTCTCCCATTTTCGCCTAAAGTATTGCAGTTTTTCAGAGAAGCGGAATACATGAAACAAATCCGAGACCCCCTAAATAATTTAGTAGAACCGCCTAAATCATTGTATTTGTATGACACTACCAATTCGCGATTTATGATGAAGTCGGAAAAATCCGAATGGTTAGAACCGCGTTCTTTTCATCCAACCTATGGCGATTTTTACTTTTTTAAGCAATTAACGATTGGTCATAATGAAAATGCGCAGGTGCTAAATACATATCGGAAATGTGTAGTTTTCCTAAAGAATTATGCGGATTTTTTGGAAAACGATGAATCTATTGCTCTAAGTGGAGAACGTATTTCAGAATCTGCTAAATCCGTTGGAGGCAGTAGTGATATAGATGTGGATGATTTGGAATTAAGTGAAGACTCGGAAGATGAAGAACTTGACTTAAGTAAGAGTGAATATACTAAAACCGAAATACAAAATAATTTACCGTTTGTTTCGTTGATTATGTTTTCAGAAAAAGGAGAACCAGTTTATTGTGCAAAAACCGAAAGTATTTTCAAGGAGCTATAAAAACATTTTTAGATACTACACAACTCTTGCGAACTTTGTTCTCCAAAGTTTTCGCGATATCATACCACTTCGCGTCCGGATATCTTCAATTTAGCAAAACAATTTAGAAAATTGAATATATTGTATGTATTCTATTTTTATTTCATATACATTTGCACCATTATTTACATTCATTCGCATAATATCATGTCTCTTAAAATAAAATCCCCGGAAACCTTTCGCGAAAATATTCGCGCTAAATTGTCGCCTATGCTTGGCGACGAAAAAATGGCAACCAATTTGGAAAAAGGCGTATTTAATTATGCCATCAAAGAAGCCAATACTCATAAAATCGTGAAAAAATGGGAAAATCCACCATTCGTTCAGTTATATACGGACAGACTGAGAAGTGTATATATCAATCTGAAAAACCCGGAACTATTGAAACAAATCCACGAGGGCGAGGTCGCTCCACAAGCAGTTGCATTTATGACTCATCAAGAGTTCAATCCTGCGCATTGGAAAGTGCTTATAGATAAAAAAATCAAGCGCGATGCATCCAAGTTCACTACCAATATAGAGGCATCAACTGATATGTTTACTTGCAAACGCTGCAAATCAAAACGCTGCACATACTATGAATTACAGACAAGAAGTGCGGATGAGCCAGCAACCATTTTCGTCACGTGTTTGGATTGCGGTAAACACTGGAAATCATAAATAGGTTATACAAATGCAAATAGAGAACCTACAAAACAAAAAATATGAGACATACCATGATATAGAATATGATTATTACAACACCATTGCTTGCGTGAGTTTGTATCGCTCAAAAAGAAAAAATAAACCATCCAAACCATTATAATAAGAAACAAATAAAACAATGCGGCATCTATTTTTTTATAAACTGTGACATATACGATAAAAATAAAAAGGGATATTTTTGCTACAATTCCATCAATTCGGTGTATAGTAGAATACCTAACTGGATTGGTCCAAAATATTTGCGATACAATTATTGTTATAACCAAGTATCCTCCTAACATAATTTCCCAGATGTTTTTTTCGGAGAATTGCAAGAAAAATAAAAACGATATGACTAATAAACTATTTGTTATACGTAATATTTGTGGGGATATGTTTTTATGCAGGGGTTTATCCATGTTATACATATTGTTATTGAACATATATATTTATTATAATAAATGTAAATGTATGGGGTGTATATTTCTATGTCATAACTATAACTATAGACAAGGTTATATTAATATTTCCAAATCTTTGAGTTTCCAGTATTCGCATCCACCATTAGGCAATGGTCGCTTAATAATGAATGGTATGACTTTTTGCTCTAGTTCGGCCAAAGCAATGAGATAACCGTCTATAGCATTAGTTGCCAGTTTTACAAATGGCTTTGCTCCATCATTGATTTGTTTTGCACGCTCACCCAATACTCTTGCCTTTTCAAACTTGGTCAAGAATGGCAGAGTGCGATGAAGTGGGTCAAATATTTGACCATTATCATCCCGATGAACCACGGTTAATAATTCTACTTCTCCGTAATTAAGTTGCTGCATTTCTGGATGAAATTCGCTGATGATATTTTGCTTCAATGTTTCGTCAAACTTTTGTAAATAATTCTCGTCATAATCATCGTCGTCGTCTTCATCATCGTCGTCATCACTTACCGGATAATTTTGTTGCGCTTCGCTTGACTTCTCTTTTGCAAACAGTCGTTTTTGTTTGGCATCTTCATCGTCGCTATCGTCATCATCGTCGTCTTCGGATATTTCACCTTCTTCCGCTTCAGAAGACGCATCGGAACGCTTGCTTTCATTATCGTCATCGGATTCATCGGAATCGCTTACATTTACGGGTTTCTTTTTATTGGGTTTTGTTTCAGCATCCTTTTCATCATCATAATCATACTCATCATCATCTCCGTATTTTTCGTTCATTCTGTAATTGGTATATATATATAATAGTATATGTCTAAATGTATTAGTTTATAAATATTTATTTTTTGTTTCAATTTTTTGATAGACGTTTCTCATTTTCAACTATTTGTTATCATCCGTTTTCCATACGGTATCGCAAGTGACACAAATATACAAATACTTGAGAGCGTCGTCATCGTATCGCATGTAGATAATTTCTGGAACGACATCTTCCTTGACATTTGTATGGCATTCTGGGTTAGGACATTTGACATTTGAAATGCGGGGCAACGTGGGGTCCTTTTTAGTGTATTTATTGATAATATGATTGAACTTTTGCTCACCTTTTTTCAGTTGGGTTTCTAAAACACAAATATTTTCGCTAGTCAATGTCGCGTCCTTCTCTCCGCAATTGCGACAATAATAGACGAGTTCATTACTATTTTCTTCACTAATACTGATGTATAACATATTGTTACAGTGGTTGCAGAACTTCATTTTGATAAGATAGTTGTATATAGTAGTAATATATGATATATCATTATATTATTATAATATTATAATATAACTTTTCAATTTTATAGTTATTTTTTGCAAGAACGGCGGTTGCGTCTGGATTTATTACACTTACGTTTGGTTTTATTAGACTTGTGTGTTTTTCTTGTTTTTCGTTTACCTCCTATACCAGGTGGTTTGGGCCTTGGTTTATCCGAGAGTGGAAATGGTGGTGGAGACGGGGGTAGATGTTGAGGTGATATCCCATTATAGTCTGTAGGGTTTTCAGAGATATTTATTTGGGCGGAAGGCATGGTGGTTTTGTTGTCTCCTTTGAGAATTTCCGCTAAATTACTCCATTTTGTTTTATTTTCAAGTTGCTGTGGTTGCGGTGGTTGCGGTGGTTGCGGTGGTTGCGGTGGTTCTGTATATAGGTGTTTAATTATTGGTAATTTTATGTTCATAATTGGTAAAATATTTGGATTTGATTTTGTTGAGTTATATGATTGTATTTCTGGTAATGTATTTATATCGGAGTTATGTGGTTCGGAGTTATATGGTTTGCGTTTTGAACCCAACCGACTCATTATATATAATATGGTATATATTTTACACACTTGGAGTCAAGTATAACCTTCCTAAATGCAGACTTTTAGTAAATAAAAACATAAAATTGATTTTTTAAGGATATAAATATATTTTCTATAGCTATATCAATACACTTATTAACAATGGCAACTAAACTTGTTTCTTCCAAAAAAGGTCCAACTATTAAAGTTAAGATGCCCGATACACGCTATGTAGACTTTATAAGAAGTCATTATATTGATAAGGATGATGAAAATCCTCCGCCAACAACAAATACGCGTATCAAAGGATTCCATGGAGACATCAAAATGGGCGGTGGCAATTTTCATATTACAGATGAAGAGTATCCCGAGTTCTTAAAATTGTATGCAGAAAAAATTGTGGCTAACAATGAACTGGAAAACTTGACCGAAAAACAACTTGAAGAAGGTCCAATTTTGATAGACGTGGATTTGAAATACAGTCTAGATGTAAAATCTAGATTACACAATGATGCACATATTGAATCCTTGGCAGATATTTTGTCAGACGAATTAAGCAAAATGTTGCAATTTGACGAAAATACGAATTTCAATATTTATATTCAACAAAAACCCGATGTAAATGTATTAGTAGACAAAGGTATAACTAAGGACGGTGTGCATGTTATTATTGGCATAAAAGTCGATAGACGGACCCAGTCCGATTTGCGCAAGCGAATCATTCCGCGCATACAAGACGAATGGGGAAACTTACCAATTACTAACACCGATGGATGGGAAGATGTTATAGATAATGCTATTGCATCGGGAACCAATGGCTGGCAAATGTATGGCTCCAGAAAACCAAACCATGATGTGTATCGGCTTACCAATATTTTCAAAATCAAGTTTGACCCAGATGATAACAGCGTTCAGCGATTTGAAACACCATTGGAAACATTTGACGTGGTAAAAAATATAGAAAAATTGTCCGCTAGATGCAAAACTCATCCATCTTATTTCTTTACAAGTGAGTATATCACAGAGCGCAGTAATTCGCCGGTTTCAGTTAATTCAACCAGACAAACCGCGGCAATGAGACGTATTACAGGTACAGTTAATTCGGGAAATGTAGGATTATTGGCAATTTCTACATCGGAACAATTAAAGGGAGCTTTAGACAATTTCTTGGATGGGCTTGCTATACCACAAGAATATGACCTGCGAGAAGCATATGACTATACAATGATTTTACCAGAATCCTATTATGGAATAGGGTCATTTGTCAAATGGATTCGTGTAGGTTGGGCTCTCCGAAATATCAGCGACAAACTGTTCATAGTATGGGTTGCGTTTTCCGCAAAAGCCGCCAATTTTGCATATAGTTCTATTTCAGATTTATTCAACAGTTGGCAAACATTTGATTTAAAGAACCCAAAAGGGTTAACTAAACGGTCTATCATGCATTGGGCGAAACAAGACGCCCCGGAGTTATACAAAAAGGTAAGAGCAACCACGATTGACCATCACATTGATCAGACAGTCAAGGCTATTACACTGGACAATTTGGGTTCGGACAAAAATGCGCGCGGGTGTGGCGATTCAGATTTAGCAAATGTATTATATCAAATGTACAAGGACGAGTTTGTCTGTGTAAGTGTGAAAAACAATGTGTGGTATAAGCTAAAGGGGCACCGATGGGTGGAAAACGATTCGGGTACAACTCTCCGAAAAGCGATTTCAACCATTATGCGCGATTTGTATTGGAACCGGGCGTCGGCATTTATGGAACAGGCAACGTCAATTGACCCACCAGATGAAGAACGCACCAAGCGATTACAAGAACATGCGGACAAGATTTTAAAGATTTGTGAGCGTTTGGGTCGCGCAAATGAGAAGAAGAATATTATGACAGAAGCAAAGGAGCTGTTTTACGATAGCGATTTCGTCAAGAAACTAGATTCCAATCCGTATTTGCTTTCATTCAAGAACGGTGTCATTGAGTTTTCGCCAGAAGGTGGAGGAGTATTTCGCAAAGGGTATCCTGAAGATTATTTATCTAAATGCACCAATATAGATTATGTTCCAGTTAATGAAGAAGCCGATGCGGTAATTATAGCCGAAATCCGCGACTTTATGCGAAAATTATTTCCAATTGACGAACTATACAATTACATGTGGGAACATCTGGCATCCGTTTTGATTGGTAAGGCCATTACCCAAACATTCAATATGTATATTGGTATTGGTCAAAATGGCAAATCAGTTTTGATGGATTTTATGTCGGTATGTTTAGGCGATTATTATGCTGGTGTTCCTCTGCCACTTATAACCGACAAACGCACTAAAATTGGTGGATTGGCACCAGAATTGTTGGAATTGAAGGGTGCCCGATTAGCCGTTATCAACGAGCCATCTAAGGGTGATCAAATCAATGAAGGTATGATGAAACAATTGACCAGTGGTATTGAGCCTATTCAGGCCAGAGCGCCATACATGCTTCAGGCCGTATCGTTTGTTCCACAATTCAAATTAGTGGTTTGCAGCAATGAGTTTATGGTGGTAAAAAGTCAGGACCATGGCACTTGGCGTCGTATCCGTGTTGTAGATTTTGTATCACTATTCACGGACAAACCGGTAAAGGGAGATACTGAAAAGCCATACCAATTCTTGATTGATAGATATATAACCGAGAAGTTTGATAAATGGAAGCCAGTATTTATGGGTATGTTAGTGGAAATTGCATTCAAAACTAGAGGCGTAGTTAAAGACTGCGACCGGGTATTATCGGCGAGTAAATCATACCAGGAGAGCTTGGATTATGTCGGGGATTTCATTCGCGACCGTGTTGTGGTTGACCCCGAGGGCAAAATCACAAAACAGACTATCAAATATGAGTTTGAGGCATGGTATTCATCTAACTATGGCGGAAAACTGCCAAATATTAAGGAAGTGCATGCTTATATGGATAAAAAATTCGGTAAATACGAAAAAAAACGCGCATGGCTAGGTATTTCTATACGATTGGACGATACGATTGAGGATGAGGGCGAAGATGATGATGAGGGCGAAGATGAGGATGAAAATGACATAGATGTGGATGACCTATAATGTACTGCCTAAATATTTATAAAAATATCAATACCATAATAATAATATACCAATAATATAACTAAATCCTATAATGTGTCGTCTATTTTTTTCATTTCGCAATAAATCCATTAAACCATTATTAGAAGAGTTTTTAGCTCAATCAACCCATGGTGCAAAATATACACCTAATCTTGATAACCATAGAGACCATACTACACATACAGATGGGTTTGGTATTGCTTGGAAATCGCAACATGAAAAAGATTGGGAGATATATAAACAATCCAAGCTATATACAGAAGATGACCATTTAGATGCCGTATTAGATAAAGTAAAAAATTGGGGTCGCGAATCTAAAAGAAAATTGAGAGAACATAGTTCGGAAAAACTAGCACCCAATAATTTAGTTATAGCACATATTCGGAAGAAAACCAAGGGTGATATTGCTATAGAAAATACACATCCATTTCATTATGCTGGCCAAATATTTGCCCAAAATGGTAAAATCGCGGATTTTGAAAAACATGAAAAATTATTACGTTCGTATATATTGCGGTCTCTCACTCATGAAATACAAGGCGAAACTGATACAGAGTGTTTATTTTTTATGTTTTTATCTTGCAAAAAATATTTAGAACATCGCGACAGATATTTACGAAAAAATAATACCCGAAAAAGGCATTCTACAATACCTAATTTTACTAAAGCCCAGATTAAGTTATATGAAAAAATAATTAGTTATATGGACATGAAACCGGTTGCATCAAACCATTCAAGAAGAACCCGGAGTTCACGGAAAAAAACTCCGTCTTCAGGTAGTAGTCTCACAGGGGAAAACACAACCGACGTTAACGCTTTTGCACTTCTTACTGGTATTTTCAAAAAACATTCAATTGAGTTAGTTGCAAATATTATTTATGCCAACTCTGAAATCGTGTTAATAAGTAGATATATTTTTTACGACAAGGCTAATTATAATGAAAAACAAATACCGACATCACTATATTGGAATAAATGCAATCAGTATGGAAATAGTGGTATATTAATTACATCGGAACCACTTGCTAAATACGATAGTGTTCTTTTTCCGGAAAATACAGTTGCTATATTAGATTATAAAAAATCGGAATTGTCTATACACAAAATATAATGTCTAACCATATGGATTAGTAATCCTATGTCAAGACAATACGGTAATCATGGTAGCAATATTGTCATATGAATATTGATATGACAATATTTATGGAGTGGGTAGATAATCATAAATACCCGGTTTTTTCCAGTAATAAGGGGGGTTATATGGAGTACCAAGTATTAATGCACTTACGTAAGGAACCAGATTGAACAAAATATACTCAATACAATGCACTATAAAAATAGTTAGAAACATGACAATACCGATTATTATTTTTTTGATAATATCATCCCCACCTGTTTTATATATTTTATAGCAACCATATACATAAACAATCAAAAATACAATAATAAGAATAAAATTAACATATTTTAGTGTATTTGTTTTTGCAATTATATTAGCAGAAAGCTGATTATTGATGGAATATATATTAGTAGTATTATCAATCTGATTTTTTATAGCCATGTTTTCAGAATAAATTGCGTTATATGATGATGTAGTTGCGTCAACAAATCCTTCTAATAAAACATGTTCTTTCTTAAGACTATCAAAATCGTAGTTTTCATTTTTGTAAAAGTTTTCGTAAAGGTTTTCAAATCCATCCTTTTTTGAATTGCCGGATTTGGGTTTATCGGAATTGCCTGAAATTGGTTTTCCAATCTCCTGTTGTAATAATTCGTCAATTTTCATCTGTTGTTTTACTACAGTAGTTTTATATCCATCCACGTCATCTGTTCCTAATACAGAGGTTCTGTAATATTGCAAATTGTCTAAAAGTGAATTGGTTTTTTTTTTAAGACGCGTATTTTCTGTTTTTAAATAATCAATATATTTATTTTTTATACCAATTATTCGGTCTTTATCTCTTATTATATTTTCTAATTGTTGAACTCTAGCATTTAATTGTCTTATTTGGTTTTCCATATTACGCACTCTATTGAACTCGTCTCTTGCTCGTTGTTCACGATTGCGTTGTTCTTGCAATGCTCGTTCGCGATTTCGTCTTTCTTCCTCTTGACGTCTTCGTATAGCACCCCAATCAATGGGTGGTCTAAATATTCTTGCGAAGTTGCTCCATCCCCATCCTTCATGTTCTCCATCTCCTTCTATGCCTTTTCCTCCATCTATTTTTATAATTTCAGATTTTGTAATATCTTCTTTAAACTCTTCAGACATGGTTAGTTATATTATATTTATAAAATATTTATAAATATAAACTATTATGAATAAATGGTATAACACTTTATAGAAGTGCGTATCTGTCTCCTTCAAATGGTCCATATGGATTGACTTGCCCATTTGTATTTTGAGATTGGTTCAATAAACTGGCTTGAGACATTAATGTAAATCCAGATTGTTGAACAGCAGGGGCAGTAGCAGGGGCAGTAGCAGGGGCAGTTGCTGAGGCAGTTGCAGGGGCGGTTGCAGGGGCGGTTGCAGGGGCGGTTGCA